TCAAACCTTTCCAATGCTGGAATCCTACCATTTGGTATTTACCCAATTTACCTGCCATAATTTATTGATTTAGAAATTTTATTTGTTTTGTTTATTAAGCGTCAATGTTCCATCCTTTTCCTATAAAGGATTCTGTATCTTCATCTACACCTGTAACAAATTTTAAATTACCATCAGCTCCTCTAGCAGTATTATTAAAGGTATTCTCAAGTTCTTTCAAACTTTTACCCACTTCCTTCTTTACTTTACCTTTTACTAGAGCGTCTAGGTTTTTAAAACCATCAGTTAATGTGAAGATTAATCCCAGATTTTTAATGAATTCAGTTTTATTCTCAGATTCATATTTCTATAAAGCTGTAACCAATTCACCGTCTGAGTTTTTAAAGACAGGTTTACTTATATTTTCATATATCTTTTGCCTAACTGTCTTATCAAGCTACAACTCACCAAAGAAATTCTTATCCTCTAAGATTGATTTCTTCAAATCATCTGCTTGTTTTTTTCTTGTCTAAGTATTCTATTCTTCCTGTTCTTTGGCTTCATTAATCAGAGCATTATACTCTGTCTTAAAGTAGTCCTTGTTACTGCTCAGAGCCTCTTTAGCATCTTCAACATCATTCCCAGCATTCATTGATTTTGTCACTTCACGCTAAGCCCTCTCTTTACTGAATCCCCTATTAAGGAAATCCTAATAAATCAATTGCTTTCTTAATGTTTCCCCTGCCTCTGATTCATCTGTAATCGTCTATTCACTAATAGAATCAAGATATTGCAAAGTACCTTCGTATTTGCGCACATCATCTTGTTCTACATTAGCATTCAAAGCATCATCTATTCGTTTCTACCTTTCATCAAATTTAGCCTAAATCTACTTCTCAGTAGCTTCAGCGAAATCTTCAGGGGTTTGAATCTTAGATACAATATCATCATCAAGGTCAGGGAAGATACCTTCTTCTTTCAAGGCTTTGGCTATGGAAGAGTAGAAGTTTTTAGGAGAAGAACTTACATCCTTGTTAGAATCAGTATCCCCCTTGTCCTCTTTATCTTCACCACCTACGCTCTCTGGTTTAGCATCAAACAATTGTTCAACGTCAACCTCAGTAGTTACTTCTTTTTCTTTTTCTTTACCCTCTTTGTCAGGTTGGGTATCCTCAATTCCTTCATCCTAAAACAGATCTTCAATCTCGTCTGCTTCAAGAATGTTACTTAAATCCAGTTCTTCCATTTTTTCTCCTTTAAATTTAAAACTTGAAAACAAAGGTAAGTAAAAATTCAATCCCTAACAATACACTAAGGATTAAATTTATACTCATATAAATTTTTTATTTATTTATACCTTCAAATAAAATGAATGATTCCTGTTTCCAGTCTTTTTTGATGCTAAATGAACCCATGTAACTCCAGTCTTTATATTCTTTTCAGCAATTAACTAATCAAATGAGATATGTAAATCCTTTAGAGCTAATAGAATCAAATTAAAAGACTCTTTAGTAGTCTTTCCTCTGATTCCCATATCAATAGCTGTTCCAGATAAATGTGCTGAAGTAGAAACCCCACCAACGGCTTTATTTAATTTAGGGCATCTATACCAAGAGGTTATATCAAACGGGATTCCTATCTTTGTTCTAATAGGCTACAATACTGTATCAGCAAACCAGTCAGCATCTTTTTCAATTAGTTTAGGCATTGAATTATCAATCTTCAATTGTATTGCTTTACTAGATCTGGTTGCTTCCTATGTAGTAAAATTATCGCTCAAATTCATATTCTTATGTTTTAAAAATACCTAATATTATTGATACTGCAGAAATTAATATAGCTATTGCGGCGGTTATAAATGTCCCCAGGTTTTTCATCCCCTCATCTTTCCCGGTTCCAGCGCTTCTACTTTCACTCAAACTTTTCAAGTCCGTTGAAATGCGTTCCAAGTTCTTGTTATAATTTTCTGCAAAATTATCAAATCGTTTTTCAGCAGCTATTTCAGCTTTTAGAACAGCCTTTTCGCTGGCAGCCATAGCCACATTAACAGCTTTTTCCTGAGCATCAAGTGCTGATTTAACAGCCTCCTTTGATTCCTGTGAATTTTTATTTATAAGTTTCTCCAATGCTTCATATCTATCCTCAAATCTTTGGTCAGAAATATTGATGATTGATGTAAAAAACTCTTTTAATCCTACCTGTTCATTCTTGTTTGAATTTGATTGTTCTGTTAATGCCATTGTTTTGTCCCCATTTTTATAAGTGTTTTAAAATTTTAAGATTAGTTTATTTGACGATCAATATGCCTAAAACTATCCCCGTACCCAATCCTATCCATCCTTTACTCTTGTTGAACCAATTGTTTTGTTTTGCTAATTGTTTCTTTAAGTCGTTATTTAAATCTTCTCTAACTTTCAATAGATCTACTTTACTTTTAATTGTCTAATCCTTTATAATACTCTCTTTGTTACAAGAGTCCCAACCAGTACTATCGGCGGTTAATGCTAAATCTAATTCATTAATTTCTTCATTCAAAGCATCATTCTCATCCTTTAGCCCTTTAACCTATTCTTGATAAGCTCCAACAATCTCTTTACAATCTGAACTTAAAGAGTCTCCATGTTCTGCTAAAAGACTATCTACATTATTCTATAACTTCTAATTCTATTTATCTAACTTAGTTGCTTTAACTTCCCACTAATCTGCTCGCTTTTTAGCAGCATCTACTTTGGCTTTCTCAGCTTTCTAAATGCTATCCTAAAAGATTATTAATTTTTTGTTATTTGCGTCTGTGATAGAGTCTCTAAGAGTTGCTGTAGCATTCTATAATTCTGTCTAAAAGAGTATTTGTTGATTCTGTTTGTAATTATAATTACTACAAGTAACTAGAATTAATGCTAACAATCCACATATCCCAATAACAATCCATTTCCAATATTTTTTTATAAACTCTATTGTTTTAATCATTTTTTCAAGTTTAAATAAATAGATAAAACGATTGATAAATATGCTACAACCTCAATCCACCAAGTGTGGTTTCGGTATTTTTTATAGTAAATTAATGCAATTAACAGTATCGTAGGTACGGCTACAAACCAGACATGAAAAATCATCCAAGCAAGAGCAACAGCAATACCCCCTTCTGCAAATGCTGAGTGGAAACCCTTGTCTGCTCCTGTTGCATCTGGAGCTGCCCCAACCGCACAAATCAATACCCCCGCTAGAAATAGTATACCATCTCCATTAGCTGCAAAAATAAGCGGAAAAGAATACCCCCATGTAGCAATAGTAAACATCCATCCGTCTATTTTCGTCAACCGATAGTAGGAGTCTGAAATGCTTCTCTGTATTCCATATTTTATCAGTACATAAGCCAGATAAGAAATAAAGACTACAAGTGAAATTATTAAGGATATCATAACGTTTCTATTTCTATAGGTTCAGAACACAACTCCTCCAACTCTTCCACACTCAAAGTAAATGGCCAGTACCCACCATCAAAACTGATATTCTTCTCCTCCCTGATAACAATATCTTGCTCATCAGTTTGCAAAAGGTTACAAAGTACCGTCCCACCATCATATATTTTTACGATTTCAGCCTCGTTGAAACCATCTATATCTATTGCTTTTATCATCTTATAGCTGTTTTTCGAGTTTAATACTAAATTTCATTCTGTCCGCTGTACCTGCTTTTGTACCATTTAACCTTACAATGTTGTCCGTATAGGTCTTTGGCTGGTCAATTGCGCCTGTGCTAATGTCTGCAATTGTCCCAGCTACTACGGTTTTACCCGTTAGCAGTGTAGCTTGTAGCGAGCCAGCAGCGTTAAGGAGTTGAGCCTGAAAAGCCGTTACACCAGTTTCACAGTCAGCAATCACATCCACAACTTTGTAACCCCACGGAATCACCACGTCGATATTTGTTCCTGTTGCAAAATTGGTTGTCAGGTAGTCGGTTTCGATTGTGCGGGATTGGTCGCCGTAGGGGGTGTTTCGGGCGAAGCGGAGAGAAAGACCACAACCAGATCCTGATGAAGCTAATACAGCATTAAGAGCCGCAATAGCCGCACTACCTCTCGATAGAGCATATCCGCGATATCCAGATACCACGTCATCAGTAGTAATAAACCCTGTATTCGAGCCAGCTTCTCTAAAAGTACCATCTGCCCCTCGTGATCCAGCAGCAATTGCGGAAAATCCACTCCTATTCGTGCCACCGACATTTGAAGTTGTCCAATAAACAAGGCCGTCCTTTTTCATCTCGCCACCGGCAATAGAAGCACCTCCCAGATACGCAATAATCTGGTCGTATTCTGCCTTACTTTGTACATGCCATCCTTTCGGAGCTAACAATGCGCTTGCATATCGGTTATAATGCTTCCCGTAAATTGCACCCAGTAATGGGTCGTTATTATACAGGCAATAGGCTGCTGCGGCTTTTTGTGCTGCTAAGGTTTTGACGTTTACGCTGCCTGATGTGGCGGCGTAGGTGGCATCGTAAATTAGGGTTGAGGAGTCCCAGCCTGCTTCTTTGATTGAGATGTTGTCAATAGACCCCGAAAAATCAGACGAAGGCACAAGCCAAAGTGTTTTATTAGTGTCAGTCGGGGTTGCTTTAAAGACCGTAGTTGTATCCGTACTTATAGAGGGGGAGGTGGGACTGGAACCTCCAAGCCGTATCAGAAGAGAACCCGCTGTAACCCCAGTTGTCACAACGGTTATGCTATACCATTTTCCGAGTGTTAAAAGATTTGGATAATAGGAGGGGGAAGTGTTGCCACTAACTTTTGTAAATAGTCCACCTGATATAGACCATCCAGTACCTTTAGTCCACCCTCCAGTGTCACTTGAAAAATCTCTATCCGCTACAGCTGTTATTAATTCCGCATTCCCATCCGTAGTCGCTCCCGTCACATTATTAACCACCGTCCCATCACTCGCCACAATATTTTCAGCATTTTGTGTCGTTATTTCATAACCGTTAATTACCACCGTTTCAGCGTCGGGGAAAACGGATTTAAGGAAGGCTGTTTCTTTAACGCTTTCGGCTTCGGAGCAGCGGTAAGGGTAGAGGGAAAGGTGGTAGAGGGTGCCGTCAAATTTATTGGCCGACAAATACACAATCTGTGAAAAGTTCATCGTATCACTTAAAGCGACTGTTACAATAGGTAATCCATTAACTTTAATAAGTCCTATTGCACCACCACCGTATTGAAATTCGATAGTGTTTTTTAATCCGCAATTTGCGGTATATGTCCCCGTAAGTAAGGCTATTGTTCCGTTGTGTAGAACTATAGTAGTTTCATTTATTATAAGGTAAGAGCCTGATCCAATAGCAATCCTGGCACTTCCTTTTATATTTGCTTTTAAAACTGCCCTTGCTGTCCATGAATCCGTCGCCAACTTTGTCAAAGCAGTCCCAAAAGTCAATACCCCCGTCTGTGTCTGACCTGCGACATACTTAATCCCTAAATTAGCCTTAGGGACAATAAAACCATCCAAAAACGGGTCAGTTGTTCCAGTAGCGTTTGTGGCATCGTTAGCATTAGGTGAAAAATCGTAAGCTTTTGTAACGAATTGATTTAGTCCAGAAGTACGGGCTTTGTACGCTCCTGAGGGTAAAAGGTATATTGAGGCGTTTTTAGCCTGTGATTCTGAATAAATGCGATCAATCAATTGCGCGTTAAGAGTACCACTGTCGGCAGTTACGCGTTTATTAAAGGCGATTGCGGGGTATTGGGCGGTTTGATCTGAAACAATAGAAGCATCCACTGCATTCAGATTTGTTATTAATGGAATATATGTATTTGTATATGTTGATGGAGCAGAAAAAGTCCGATAAACAGAATCTCCCTTAACAACTGTTGGAGTTCCTGTTAGCCAAGTGCATACCCCATCCACTCCAAAAATATAAGACCTAGTAACGCCTTCTGTTGGTGCTGTTGATAAACTAGTTAAAGTACCTACAGAGGCACCAAGTACAACGAGATCAGCGGCACTCATTTGCTATAATTGTACTGCCTCTGTTGCTGCATCAGCAGTAGGTACTACCACATTTCCTGTAAATGTTGGATTGGCTAATGTAGCTTTTAAATCTAATTGTGTTTTAACAGCATTTTCACTTGGTACATTTGTTGTACTTGTCCCAACTGTTTGTGAAACAGTAAGGGCAGTTTGATATGGACCTCCGCTTACAAAAGTTGAGCCATTATAATAATTCCAATATCCATTATCTAATGTGATATAAGTATATGCATGATCTGGATTAGCTACAATTAATGCTGCTAAATTAGCATAAGTCCCTTTTGGACTTCCTGATCCATATAATGTATTTAAATTTATTTCTTCAAAACTTCCACCCGATACTTCTCTTAATCCTTTTACATCTCCTGTTGCCATATAAATATTTATTTAGTTATTAAAAGGGGAAAGATTATTCTCTCCCCTAATTATTATATTGATTACCAATTTGTTGCTAAAGTCCAACGTGCCCATTTTGCGACTCCGAGAACTCCACCCACTGTACATATATAACCATAGTTTGCATCAAAGGATAACTGATTTAGAAATCCAGCACTAGTGTTCGTTGTAGGAGGGGCTGATAATATTAGATTTATAATACTATATGCACTCAGTGCTGTTATATTCCCAGTATTATTACGTCCAATTAGAGTACCAGAAGGAACATCGAATGCACTATAAGTTGATGCTCCCGAACCAACAATAATTTGATTTCCGGTAGCAGTAAATATATTTTTTGGAATTGCATTAGTTGCAAGAGTTCCTTGTGCTGAGGTAGCTTTTCCATCTAATTGTGTTTGAATTGCAGAAGTTACTCCATTAACGTAGTTGAGTTCTGTTACAGTTGCCGTAATACCATCAAGAGCATTCAATTCAGCAGCTGTTGCATTAACTCCTAAACTAATTAAAGTTGGTAGTGTTTGGTCACCAGTATTAGAACCACTTAAAGTAGTAATTCCTAACTTACTTTTTATTGTTGCAAGTGTTTCATCACCACTGTTTGTTCCACTTAAGTTACCTAACTTCGTCAAGTCAGCAGCAAACACGAATTTGTGTGTGGTTGCATCATCAACTAAATCATCGGGTGTTAATGTAATATTTGCTGATAAAGCTTTACCATTGATAGTTCTTGTTGTAAGTACAGCCCCATCAATATTAGTTTGTTGAATTGTAAAATCAGAATTAACATTACCTGAACCTATTCTATCAACTACAACCATTACTAAATCACCAATTTCACTCACAACCCCCCTAATAGTACCCGCTTCAATTACCCTATATGTCCAACCTGCATTATAGGTTGTGAGTGCATTAAATGCAGCAATAGTAAGAGTTCCCCCTGTACCAATTGTGCCCTTGAACAACATTGCATCATTTGCAGCAAATAATCCATCTGCATAAGTTTTAACAGCTTTTACTGAAGGGTACTTTACGTCACTTGCAGCATCAGTTGCTACACTAGTGGATTTGTTGTCCATATGTTCTGCACCTGAATAATTGAGTAGACTAAATTTTGATATCCAAGCTAATCCACTCGGTGCAATATCATCAACGCTAAGAAAATAAGCACCTTCAGCACCCCCAGGAGAAGCCAATGGAACAATATCTCTTGCACCATTACTAGTCAATAAAGACCCTTGTGTCAAATTAATTGTTTTCTCAGAGAATTCAGTCCCAGCTAGTGAAACATTTTGTGTTAAAATTAAATCATATTGTGCCATAATTTTTTATTTTTCATTTGTTTATTTGTTTTATTTTAATCCTTAAAGTACAATCTAAAAGGAATACTTATATTCTCTTTTGATTCTATTGCTAATTGAATTACTGTTAATAGATCTTGAGTGGATAATATTACTCCACAAAACAAACCACTATCTTCAGTTAAAGTCTTAATCTTGTTTTCAACAGACTCAACTAATTGTTTGTCTTCCTCATCTGCTTTAATCTTTAACTCTTCTGTTTCTTTTACTTTTTGTAATACAATTTCAAGTTCTATTTTAGCTTGTTCAATTGCATCCATTGCCAATTTTAATTTCTTTCGTGCCATTATTTTGTTGTTAATATATTTAAAAATTATGTTCTACATATGATAAATTTTTTCCAAATTGCATTTGCTGCATCTCCAGATTCTACACATACATATAAGTAATCATCTGTTAGTGATATATTACTAATAACTCCAGCATCTCTACCAGTGATTTTTTCACCCTCTGTCATTGTTACAATGGATAAATCCTATATAAAGATTTCTTCCCAACCATCTAAGCCAACAACCTACAATGTATATCTCCCATTCTTTAAAGTTAACCATAATACATTTATATTATCAGGAGGGGTCTATGATAAAACTATTTTGTCAAAAATCTTCGCCATTTTATTTATTTATTGTTTTCTTTTGTATTTTCTTAATAGCCAAATCCTTCTCCTTTAATTGCACCTCATCATTGTGTACTTGTTTGTCATGTGCCATTTTGATGTCGAACTATCTGATTTTTTCATATAGTGCATCCTTATCTTTCTAGGAGTATTCTTCAGGTTCTTGAATTCCATCATCAACTTCTTCTGTAGACTATGCACCCATGTGAGCAATTAGAAGTTTAGTTTCATTGTCTCTAATATTAGCATCTTCTTTCTATTGAAGTTCCTTCATCTTAAATTCATTCTACATTTGAAGTAACTATTGTTGACTCTATTGTTCGGCCTATTGTGCTTGTGCCTATCTTTCTTGAATGGACTTCTCATCCTTTTCAATAAGTCTTTGTTTCTCAGAGATAGAACTAGAACTATACAGTTTCATAATTGTTGAGAATGAAAGTGTTTGATTCTATAGAGCGGCTTGAGCAAGTGTATCCATTTTAGCTTGTAACTATTGCATTCCATTACTATTATCTACTACCAATCCATAGTCTGATTCAGCAAATTCATCTCCATCAATGTCCATCATTTTCATGGAACCATCTGATAAGATATATTGGAACTTCTTACTTCTTCCCTTTAGAGCAATCTTGGCTGTTTCTAAAAAGGATTCAAGAACTCTTTTCTTAACATCTTCATGAATTACAAACAACCATTCAGTTATATGCGAGGATTGCAGATTGGATCTTTCAACTCCCCCAACAGTTTCTCTATTACTAACCTATCCTTCTCTCTGTGGGGATATACCAGCAACCTCTCCCATTTCCATTTTAATGAATGCTAAAAGGTTTATTTGCTATTGAATGTAATTACCCGTTTCTGCATCAATCACTCCATTAGAGGCATTATTCATGGCTCCTGCAAGTTTTCCTGTAGCAGCACCTATATTCCCTTCTTTAAAACTATCCGTTACAGAGATGTGATTTACTTTCGCATAATACATCCACTTCTCAACATCCCATCCTTTAGGAACTTTGGCTAAGTCAAGGGAAACAATTTTACCCCAATTGGCCGCCATTGCTTTATTTAATCTATCATGTATAGCATCATATAAGTAGTTGAATGGTTTCATCATATCTACTAATGAGAAAGGTCTAGCATCATTCAGATTATATATAGAACCCACAATACCAAAATGGCATCGAGATGGGTTACTTAATCTGTTGTATTGAATTATTCTAGGACGCATATTTACATAGATGTCGTCACCTATCTTAGTACCTTCCCACGCTTCATTGATGTAGTAAATTGATTCCTCTTCACCCATATCCTTATTTAACTCATAAGTCTCTGGATAGAAGGTAAATACCTCTGACCCATCTTGAGGATCATAGGATTTAACCTTTTTAATTTTTCTTTTAGACTTCCAATACATGCGTATAACTCTCAAGTTACCTGCCAAATCGTATGGAAGTAATGAATTTGAGATGGAATCAGAGAATAGATTCATTGGATCAAAGTAGAATCCATTACTGGATAACTCTTCACCAACCATGTTATTGTTTACATACCCAAATCTTTCATCAATATTATCCATTGAATCTACTGCTGCCTAACCCACATGATCGGGCATCTTATCAATATAATCAATATCCTTTTTAGTTAATACGTCATAGAATGTATCAATTACTCTACCAGGACTCCAATAGTCTTCTAGGAGAATAATATCAGCATCTTCAATTCTATTAGAATATCCAGATTTAAACACTCTGATTTTCAATGGATTAACCCTTTCAAGAGTGGGTTCACCTCCTATAATATCACATTGATAAATTTCTTCACCTGTAATCATACCATCCATGAATCCTTGATTGAATAAGAAGGGTATATTATATTCCTTCATGTAGTGATTCAATAGAGCATTCCCTCTGACTTCTCTCATATCCTACCAGTCGTACATGAAATAGTCATTCATTTTAGCTAATGACTAATCATATTCTTCTTGTCCCTATGATTGATCTGAAACTAATTGCTATAAATTCTGTACAATCTATTTCTTTTTATTTTCTTCAATTTCAGAAATAGCATTAGGATTGGTCACAACAACTTTGAAATCAAATAATCGTTTTGATTCCTCACCCCTAAGTACATTCAGTTTTGAATTGATTATAGGGTAATGTTGAATTTTGTCTGGCACATAACCAGCTCTCACATTTTCTGGATTCAGAACTAATTCTAAATCAGACATATGTATCTTACCATTCAGTAAATCATAATTGATTTTCTTGTGGATGACAGTCTTTCTTACAAGACTGTAATTAAAGAATGTTTTTGAATCGGCCCATTGGACACATTTTTTGCGCCATTCTTTATTCTTCTTGCTGAAGGGTAACTATTGTGGTGGAAAGTTTACTATACCAGACATACTATATTATTTTGAGTCTATGCAAAATTAGGTAAAAAATACAATATATGCAATACTATAAATTTTTTATTTATACACATGCTTACTTTTTATTAAATACATCTCCAAATCTCTAATCATAATTCACTTTAAAGAACTAATCATTTCCTAAATAACTAGATTCTGATTCATCTGAACGTGAAGATAAGAGATTACCATTATACATAATCATTTTATCCTCTCTTAGTAACATCAACATAATGTTAGAGGAGACTCTATCAAAGTTACCTTCAGAGTTATATCCTATAAGTTCTTTAATTAAGGCCCTACATCTTATATTGAATAGATTAGGCATAGTAACTTCCTGTTCTTCTCCATCAATTAATTCAACTCTAATTATAGGTTTCAATAACCAATTTCGTAAAAGAGTTCTTCCATATGCATTTATAGGAGCTGTAGCCACAGTGCCTTTAGCTTTATTTCCAAATGCACTTCCTTTAATCATATCTTTATCCTTTAAGAAATCAAGTATATCTGTCAATAAATATAGACTATTCATCCTTGAGAAATAAGCAAACAATCCCTTTTTATTATTTTCATAATTCATTCTACCATTGTAGAATAGGCAGAGCCGTCTAGCCATCTCATAGAAGTCATCAGCATACTATGGTCTACCAGTATATTCAGCAACGTAACAGTCTGTCCATAAGTCTAATACAAATATAGAACCTAGAGATAGTGTATCAGCAGCATCATCATCATACGGGTCAGCGCTTAGTATATATCTATTAGCAAATATTTTACCCTATTTATCTTTCTCAGGCATCTTATAAATCTCTAAAGCTCCATGAATCTTATTGTCCTTATGAGGAAATTCCCTAATAGGCTATTCATTTCCAATCCTAAATTCAATTTCCCCAGTCTTACCTAGTGCTAATTCACCTACAAACACATCATCATATTCTCTAGGATTAGTGTCTAATTGAACTAATCTCTCAGTCAAATCCGCCATTGGAAACATATTTGCTCCAACTTTAACAATAGCCTCAGCAGGGGTAATTGGAATTTCAGCAATGGTTTTAATAATTGTATTGGGATCAGATGAATTGTATTTAACCTTGAATCGATTCTTTAGGATCTATATAAGAGCACTAATCACATCAGATACTCCATCTTTATTCATACAGCCCTTCCTATTAATATATCCAGGAAAGAAAAATACAAAGTCTTTACGTCCTTGATTGAATTTGTCAAATACATTTGGGAGTGCATACATGTTATACCCCTTTGGATTATACATAATTTCCTAAGCCCCAGCAAAATCAGATTCATCATCCCCTGCAGTACCCAACATATAGATCTATCCAAATGCAATATCACCCTCTTGTACAGATGGAAGTAGTACATTATACAAATCCAATAGTCTGGGGAATGTACCCATTTCTTCAATAAGGATATCACAAGCACGTTTACCACGTAACTTAGACTCATCGTCATTAGAGGATACACCAATTACTGAATTAAGAGTTCCTTTTTCAATACCTAATTCAGCATCCTTATAACCCATTCTCCAAATCATATCCTACATACTATCTCTAAGACGTTTCCTAGGAAACTAAGTGTGTTCTGCACAGAAGTCCATCATAGGTACAAACTTGCTTAGAGTACCATCTTTACCAGACAAATACTCCTTACTAGAGGCAGTGATTACAGACATTGTATTTTTATAAGCAATATCATTCTCACCAATTACTATGTTGTGGGCTAAGATTGATGCAAGACAATAGGATTTGGATTTACCACGACTAGCTAATTCAGCACAATGTTGACCTCCTTCCCAATTGTTGTATAAACCCCCATTCTTAGATTGATCTTTATAGTGGAATCTCCAATAAACTCCTTCCCATACATGAGGAAAATCTTGTATACGATTAGCTCTTTTAGTACCTTCAATCATCTCTGCAAGCATAATGGGAGAATAATTCAGGTAGAAATACATTAATCCTGTTATCCACTCTCCATCAGATTCTCTTACATATCCATTCCAACATCTATCTCTTTCCTATCTAATCCACTTCCCAAATTCAGAATTGGGACTAGCATTAGGTTTAAGAGTAGTTAGAACTTGATGCTTCTTAAAGAATAGTGCTGTTGGTCTAAAGTAATCCATATCCTATAGAATATGTGGATTAACCAAATCAACTACAATTCGTCCCTATTTATCCCTGGGTCTATCCTTAGCATATCCTCTTTTAGGATCAATTAAAGTTCGTATAAAGGGTACATTATTAATCACATCAATCAACTAATCCTATACTTCCTATGGGAGTGTAGAGAGTAGTTCATCAGTAATTTCAGTCTAATATTTATTAACTTGTATATTCATAATTAACCATTTAGTGAATCCTCAAAGATAGACTTCTATCCTTGGCCTCGCATTTTACCAATCTCTCTAAGTTCAGATGCAATTGCTTTTTCAGCCTCATCTAAATCCTTAGCTAAACTAGGTATTTGTTTAATTGTAGCAGTAACTGTATTTAGGGTATAAATAAGTTTACCCTTTTCATCCTTTTCTGTAAGATCAATTTCTCTAAGTAATATTCTTAATTTATCAACTGCAAATCGAGTATCCTCTAAAAGAAGCACAGAAGTTGGTTTAAAACTAGTGTAGAATGCAAGGGCTTCTTCAACCTATTTGTCTGGTTTCCAGTTATTTGGCAATCCTTCTCCTTCTTTAATTGCATTCTTTCTATCATCTTCATCCGTGATATATTGGTAGTCACTTCTAGGATCAGCAAAGAAATAAATATATGCTAATTCTAAAAGAGCGGTATCTTTATTTACACCTCTATCTCGATTCCAAATCTATCGAAAGGGTTTTAACATTAATGCTTCAGGTTCAATTGTAATTTTGAAACCTTCGTAGCGAAATAATTTAATCATTTTGTATAATGTAAAAAAGCCTGTTAAGTTAATAACAGGCTCTGATTATTAAATAATAATACTCTTTTTAGGTGGAACAATTACCTTTTGAACCACTGGTTCGGGGTCGGCAATCTCTTCAAAATCTTCCACAATAAACTCTATATCACGATCCTGTAATAGAAGATATTGAATATCATTCATTGTAACTACATCAAAGTTGTAACTAGTCGTTACATTGTCCCCTAATACACCATCTTGTAGAGATCCTTCCTTATGCTTTTTAATAGCAAATCGGGTTGGATTAATACATACTAAATCTCCTATTTTAATTTCTCGTACAGCCCCTCCAATTGCAATAACTGTTTGATATTCCTTTAGTCCTGTTTTTGTTTTTGTGGGATCTATAATACCCCCGGCTGTGTATCTATCAGCATCATACTTGTCCATACTCGTCACCAGTGCGGTGAACATGGGTTTGATTTTCTTTATCTTTAGCATCTCTTAATTCGTTTAATATTTCGTGTCTCTTTTTTATTTTCATCATTCCTTCCCAAGTGCAATTAAAATTGCCCAAAGAGGGTAAATTAAAATTGGTTCTTAACTTAGAGAATTCCTCTTCAGTTAAATCTTCTTTTAATGGTAAAGCCTTTATAGTCTCTTTGATAAACTACCAATAAGACAGATAAGCCTTATTTACTTCATCTACTGGTATATTTAATTCTTTTGCAACCTAATCAAACACTTGGAAGTAGTTCATTTTAATTCAAAAAGTATTAACAGTTTAAAAACCCCCTCATCCTCCTCTATAGAAGGAATAAATCTAGGATTAATCTTATTGTCTATAATAACTTTACCTTTTCTCAGTTTGCCCATAATCACTTGAAAATGAGCAAGACTTATCTTACATTCCTCTCTAACCTTACGTTTAGTTTCATCACTCATAGTAACTCTATCTAATATGTCATTATCTTTAATCACCTTACTCAAGGCATGTCGCTCTTTTACAAAAGCCGTGATAACATCAATTTCTCTCTCAGTTAAATGATGAAAGGGTTGTAAGAACTCAAACCAATATCTAAAAAACTTACCATCTATGGATGTAGGAATGCGCACTACATTGTTAGCATTCTTACTCATGATTCTTATACAGTTTTAGGTTCTACTTGAGGTTGTTCCTCTGGTAGTGTAATGATTGTACTAATTTCTGCAGCAGATGTTGCTACAAATTCAGGTAGAAAATAATCAGAGAATTCCAATACTTTAAACAAATAATCTAAACGTTTGAATGCATTTGTCATATTAGTTTCTTGCAACTGTGTATACAATTTTTTAGACTGTTCACTTAGTTGATGAGCTATGTTGTTTAATTCCTCATAAGACATTTTTTCTTCCTTTGCCTCTTTAACTTCTTTTGCCATATTATTTTTTATTTAAAAATTTAAACCCATGTTTTTGTTCATAAGCAGTTTCCCACTCTAAAAAATTCATTTCTGCTGTGTCGGTGTTTCCACAATCATCACAGTAATCAGTTTCATCAATTATTCTTATAGCTAGAGATAAACAATTCTTACAGTATGTTACTGGTTCAAGATTGTAATCTGACATTCTCTAAATGCTCTATATACCTTCCATATATTTGTTTCTTTAATTCGTTAGTTACTCTGCTATGTATTCCTATTCTCTTACTACTATTACCCCTATTATTGAAGGGTTTGTCTGGAGCAACTAATCCAATATCAGTTACATGCCCTCTTCTGATTGCTCTATTAACTGATTTAAATTTAGTTATTGCTTCAAAGGTCTTTAGTCCTCTAGTATCATTTAAATACTTCTCAAATTCTTCTTGAGCCATTAGTTCTCTTTCAACTACTTCTTCTTCCATTATTTAAAGTATATGAGTGTATATGAACCTTCTCCTTCTCTTATCACTTGAAACAAACTCTCTTTACTAAGATTGTTTGCATTTACAAAATCACATATTTCCCTATATGTATTTGCTTGAAATACTTTCATTTTCTACTCTCCCATTGCCATATTAACCTTTACAGAGTTTAAAGAGATATGTGAATTTATTCAAATCATGAATAAATACTTCTGTTTCACTTCTAATTCCAGACATCTCTGCTTTGACTTCAAGTCCATCATAGAAGGTATTAACCTTTTCCTTTAAACCTTCCAAAGTAGATAGAGGATCAATGTGTGAGCAAGGAACCCCTGAAATTACATTAGGAGCCATCTTACCATATATACCCATACAGTCTTCTGCAATAGAGTCTTGATAACTATCTATAGTTCCTAAGAGTTCATCCAATTTAACATGTATGTTTAAACCAAATGCTGCCCAATGCAGATTTTTAATTTTGGTTTTGTATCCCTCTAGGATGTTGAGGTAATTAATGAAGTAACCTACTCCTGAGTTGACCAATTCTTTTTCCTAGTATTCGCTTATTAGTGTTTCCATTATTTAGGAATTCTTGTTATTAATGATTTCATTTTTTCTTTTGATAAAACATTCACTCTACCCCTACTTACCGCACCACATTTGCATCTAAATAATTCATATTTAGCAGTTTGAGTATAGTGGAATCCATCCATTTTTGTTAGATAAGTACTACCACAATTAGCACAAACAGGTTCATTAGAGTCAATGTACATACCTACATTAGGATGATTTTTAATCCAGGGTCTTAATTTGAGGTAGACTTCTTCAAGGATTGCAACATCCTTTTCGTTGTATACATTCATATATGTAAGAGATTCTTGATCTCCATCCATACACTTAGACCATAATTCAAATCCAGTGTGTAACTTATGGTCAATCCCAAAGTATCCTGCAAGAGCATCTAACTTATTAGAACTGAATCCAAATTGTTTTTTTACAACTTGCAGAGTATCAATCTGTTGATAAGGTTTAGTAGGGTTCAACCCATTGAGTAAGAATCTACTGTTAATTTTAGGTATATCAAATTTCATACCATTATGAGCGATTATAATATCAGCTTCATTCATTATTTCCCATAAGGATTTCATAATCCTACAATCATCTTCTACTTTAACTTCTTCGGGAGTTAAAACATCTGACATTATTTCCACAGAGAATAACCATTTAGCTGACCAAGAGATACAGAACCATTCTCCTATAGTTTGATCTAAATAAATATTTTGTTGCCATCTACCCCATACATAAGCTTTTAGAGGAGAGGTTTCAATGTCTAGGATTAGAATCTTAGGTATATGCGTTGTCTCTTTTCTAATTGACTTTTTAGCTAAATAAATAGTATCTCTTGTAGTCTTAAAAATTCTTGCCAATGAACCAGCACCCATATTCAAAAGATAAGGTTTCTTATTCATTGCTTCAATTACTTGTTTTAATTCTGCCATTTTATTTTTTTAATTCTTCAGTTTTTACTTCAACTACTATTGCTTGTTCAGCAACCGGTGATTCTGAAACATTTTCTTTTGTTTCAACTACAACTACCTTATCAACTACAGGTGGTTCTACTTGAGCAAACAAGAATGTTGATATAGAAGTAGTTGCAAAAGTTACAATACCAACAACCATAATTAGAGTTGATTGTAATCCAAATGCAGCACATGCAGCAATACCTGCTCCTAAAGCTACAGAAATATCTCTAAAAAGTTTAGCCCATTTCTTATATTTATCAGGAGTGGGGGCTTGAAGTCTTTTAATTACATTCATATTCAATTTATTTAATTGGAGCCTTTAGTAGGAGTTGAACCCACGACAATCGCCTTACAAAGGCACTGCTCTGACCACTGAGCTATAAAGGCATTTCCCCACGACTTTAGCTTTGGGGACTCTACATGCGCTCAACACCATGTATCAGCTAACTGGGGTCCTGTCTAGAATGGCCCAGTGCACTCAACTACGTTTGCTAGCGTTGACTAGTAGAGGTTAGGTTGGTACAATAAGAGAGGGGACTACGGAAGCACTGCTGCTCCCTAGCAAGTTTTATTATTTAATGTGGAGTTCCTCATACTCCATTACAGTTTTTATCCCCTCTTAAGATTTTTAATTTAATTGGTTGCCCCACCAAGATTTGAACTCAGACAAGAGGATCTAGAGGCCTCTGTGCTACCGTTACACCATAGGGCATTATTAAATTATCGTACTATAAAACACTCTTGAAGCATCTTGTCCTTTTCAGAATCAGAATAACTCTTCCATACTTCAAAGAAGTCTACTCCATTTTCATTGAAGAAAAGTGTGTATTGATCCATTGTATTAGAGAAGTATACTTGTCCTTTAGAGAAGCCAAAAGTACATTCCTTCAAAAACTTTTGAACTAATTCTTTTTTATAGTCACCTAATTGATAAATTCGTTCTTTTAGAATTTCATTGTAGTGACTCATAACTCTTGCTTGCTCTTTTAATAGACTCTGTTGATTTGGTGTGCCAGTTAGAAAAGTCTTAGACTCTAGGAATGATAATAGTTTATTCAACTTATTCTCAAGTTCTTCTTGTTCAGTAATTAGACGTGATTTGAAATCTTCCATATTTCTTTGTTTTTAATAATAATACAAAGATAAGTAAAAAAATCCAGACTACCAAATATTTTGACACTTATTTTTAAATTATTTTTATTTTTTACATATATTAGGACTACCAGTCATATAAGTAGTCATTCCTGGTTCTCTTATTTGTTCTCTATTAGATTGACACATGGGACATTTACACCCACTATCAATCACTCTACCCTCTCCTTTGTCATAGTAAAGGGTAACATTGTTTTCAATCATTGTAGTCTCATAGAGAGAACATTGATTGTTTAGGCATTTATATATCGGCATATTATTTGTTGATTAAAAAAGCCCCTCTTGGTAGAGAGGCTGTTTGTTTAGAGTTTTTCAAATGTTTTACCCGAATCAGTCATAATGAAATAGCTATAATTTCTATTAATATTATTTGAACATACAAAGAATGTAGTTCCATTATTTCCATAGATAATAGATTCAACACCCAATTTATCTTCTGTTGGCCAATCTTTTAATGTTTCTTCAAATTCTTTTGAACATCCCTTTTTTATATGGGAATATGATTCTCCTAGTTCAAAGTTTTCAATAACTGATTCAAAAGGAATCTTTTCATTCTCCCGCGTTTCTTCGATAATTCTTAATGTATACATATATTTATAAATTTATTTTTGTATCTGATTCGCAGTACAGATACTTAACTGTTCATTTCCAATTGATATTATCTTTTTTCACATTCCATACATGAACAGCAGTAGTTACTCCTTTATCATTCTTAAAGGATTTAAACTCATACACTTCTTTTTCCTTCTTTACTTTCTTCTCCATTGTTTTTTATTTTTCAAATTAGGTGTGTTGTCAACGTATTTATCAACTTCTTTAAAATACTTTTTCATCTTATCATACTCATCTTTTCTAATCCAACTCCCTGGAATTTTGGTAAATGGATTTGGTGATAAGATTGTATCGTGATCTGATTTTGTTTCCATTGCTTTTAAATAAAATCGTTTAACTTCTTAAATACTTTCATGAGATCTTTCATCTCATCATTTGTATATCTTAAAACTCTGTATCCTATATTCTCTAGAAGAAGAGTTCTATATGCATCTTTAATTGTTTGTTCAGGTGTTGTATGATACCCACCATCAATCTCTATTAGTACCTTAGTGCCTTTAATAGCAAAATCAGCAATATAAAATTTCTCTATGAGAGAACCTTTATACAAGTAGACTATTTTCTGTTTCTCTAAAGGAATCTTAAACTTAGAGAGAAACTTATAAAATACTTCTTCAGCTCCTGTAGAATTATCTAATAGCTTTTGTCTATTCTCTTCAGCTACTCTCCTGTAAAAGGTATTATTATCTTCTTTGATAGGTTCTACTTGTTTTGGGGTCGTGCCCGTAAGAGATCCTTTCTTTAACTTAAACTTCTTTACATTCATTCTTTTCTAACTTATTTTGCATAAGAAGTCCTAGGCAGGGTTTCTCAATCCTACTAGACACAACCTATTGGTTTATTAACTTACAACTTCGTAAACCCCGTCTTCATCATTTCTGACTATCCCTCTGAGAACTTTATCCTGTACCTTTTTGCAACTGCTTTGGTGTCTCAAATTTACTTATAAATAAGTCATTTTCGTTTGTATCGGTGACATCTCAACATTTAAGTTTACAAACCGACTTCTGTTCCTTTTCTACAAATCCTCTTCAGTCTGTATTATAGGAAGTAATGATTAACAGTATAATCATCAAACTTTCGCAAAGGTAAAACTAATTTTTTAAATATCCTAATAAATAAGTGATTTATTTATATCAATATAAATTTAATTGTTTATTCTATCTTTTACTAATACTACAAAGATAAGTATTTTTTTCGAGACTACCAAATATTTAGAGGATTATTTTTGAGAAATTTTAAATTATTTTTTTAGAATATTTTTAAAAGTTATTTTTATGGGTGGATGTGTAGGATAAATTATTTTTTAGAAAATATTGCTATGAGTGTAGGTAACTATAGATGAACCTCCCCACCACAAAAACAAATTGGGTCATCCCCCCGGCATCAAATCCAAACAATCCAATTTAAACAATTCAATCATTCCAAATTAACCTTAGAAGCAAATCCCTCATTACCTATCTCTCAGGCACTCATAATGTCTACTACACCACATAACTAATAACATTAACCCTTAATACATACACCTTATGTACAATCTAACCCTTATTAACCTTGATACTTTAGTATTAAGCAATCTATTAAACACATCATCTAAGGCAATGCTAATTGCTAAGTTAGTCACTTACCTTACTGAATTAGGCTTAACAGAGAGTACTGTTGTAATATCACACAAGGATGGTGTATACTGTCTTATGTTCTATCATCCTACACTCAATGCATTCTGTGTATTGAAGTTGAGTAAGATTTAACAGATATACTGAGTTCATACAGGGTAAGTACATACTTACTTTGTGTGGACTTACTTATCAAAAAATCCCCGACATGCTACTGCATGGCGAGCATATGTAAGTGATTAATAATTACACCTATATTATATAGCGTTATAATGTAGCTCTTATAGGATTAATAAATAAATCTATGCGCTTTACTAAATTGCCTTATTTATCTTTTTTCCCCTACAGGAGACACTTACCTCACATACACTTACTCTGTTTAAATTCCACCTGGCTCCGCTCAATATATCTGCTTAAATTTGTGAATGTTTTGTACTGGTTCTATAGCTCGCTTCGCTCGCCTAAATTTTCCACTTTAACAATTTAAAGAAGCAAATCCCTCACTCCCTTTCCTTCAGCCCGCACCTAATTCGAGTTAGTAGGTGCAATCAATGCAATATTGCAAAATAAATCCTTTTAATAAATTAGAAATCATGGTTACTCCTAAATTCGTTTTAACCGCTTCCAAACCTGCAAAAGCAGATTCAACTAAGTTGAAATTTCATGCAACAATGAGTACAGATTCTTTCAAAGAATCTTATACTGATGCCGCTGGCATCGGTGTTTTCGTTAATCCTAATGGCAATAAGCATCCTAAGGGATACTTCATGGCTTGGAAGGATTCAGATGGTGTTGCACATAATGGAGCAGTGAGTCCTAAAATCACAGCCCAAGAAGAATTTACTAACCCAGTGATTAGTATCGTTTCAACTCCAGAAAAACCTGACGAATTATTCGTCGTGATGCACAATGCAGCTGACCTGCAAGACAACAGCATCATCAATTTCTAAGCACACAATTGAATCACATCGCAACTGTACTCGACAGTTGTGGTGTTGATTTAGTTTAATGAAGCAAATCGTTCATAATTAAGAGGTTAACTTTTAATCATGTATATTTTCAACAATGTATATTTTAAATGTGTGCCCCAGTGATGAAGGTGCTTTGAAAGAGAAGTTTAATAGTTTTAAATACATCCACCAGACTATTAACACACATTTATTATATACTTAAGTAGTTGTGTGTGAGTGTATTATACCACATCCCCCCATTCCAAACTATAACTTATAGTTCTATTTTTACCCCAACACACCGCATCAATAAACTAAATTTACCACAATCATGCCAAACTATACCCTTAAAGATGCCACAACTAATGCCCTTTTAGATGCATCAATGGACCCTGAATATATACTAAATCTACTCCTTTCTACTCCAAACTCTATCATTTATGACATTGATGATAAACCATTCATGTATAATATGTAATTTAAACCCTTTAATAATATGGAAGCCCCTATTCTTGCATTTATATTTACTATATTCATAGTATTTATAATTCTCATACCTTGGAATAGTATACTTGATATACCATTCAATTGGTTCATCTCCAAAACTAAATATAAACAATACCAATTTGATTATATCTCATCTAGAGTACTTGGAGACAATAAAACTATAACAGCTTGGTTTAAAACAGATCAAGAAGCTTTCTCTTATAGAGATAAATTATACAAACGCACTCATTATTATTTCCCAATAGTAGCTATTAATAGACCTTATTGGAAAATTATACAATCTCCTTATCACAAGATTAAATAAACCCTTTTAATAAATAGATATTATGACTAAAGAAGAACTTGCTAAAAGAAAAGAGATCACAAATAAAGCAAATGAAATAATAGAATATAAAAAGTATTTAAAATTATGTTCTGATGCAGATATTTGTCCTAATGATGGAGCAGATTTAAAACTTGAGGATAATTATCAAGAAGCTTCATGGGTTCACATCTATTGCCCAAAATGTAATTTTAAAGAAAGACATCATTACAACAGAGATTGTGATGATTATTAATTCTTTATAAAAACTTATCACCTTCACAATACTATTTCTTTCAACACTAATAGTATTACTCTCATAACTTAACATTTGCTATTATCTCCGATTTACCATTGGAGGGCTTAGGATACTATCTGGTGCATACTTGAAAAGAGAAATGGTTAAATCCAATGCAAATAAGTCAGATCAAATGTTATTTTAACTCTTTTAAAATAGATTTACTAATTTAAAATCCTTTAGACATTATGAAAATTCTCATAGGCATTATTTTATTTATAGCCATTATAGGATGGACTACTAATAATAACACAACCTCAACGAATTTAATTATTCTATTAGTACTTGGTATTATAAGTTTAATTATTTATGGCCTTAAAAAACTCTTTAAATAGATTTATTAATTTAAAAACTTAGATATTATGAATACAAAAACTCCTTATACCCTTACAATTGATATCCCCACTGGATATGAAATTGACAAAACCAATTCAACATTTGAAAGAATTGTGTTTAAATCCCTTACTCCTGTTTTACCTAAAAGATGGAAAGATATTAAAGATCTTAAAGGATTCTATGTTTTAAATGAAACTGGGTCAACCGCATCATTTAAATATGATGGTGATATACATTCTAAAGATAAATGTAGAGATGTTTGGCCCACTCGTGAATTAGCAGAAGCATCTATTGCATTAGCACAACTCTGTCAATTAAGAGATATGTATAATAACGGATGGATTGCTGATTGGAAAAATGGCGAATCAAAACACATAATATACTCAGACTACTATGTTCCTACAATAGGTATGAACTCAAGTGTAGCTCATGTATTAGCATTCAAATCCTTTAAACTCCGTGATGAATTCTTCACCAATTTCAAAGATCTCTTAGAGATTGCTAAACCTTTACTCTAATGTTAGGTGCTGATTGTATCATAGGATACTTATTATTAGCAATGTTGGTATATATAGGAGGCGCAGTACTATTTGCCTTTATAATGCTGTTACCTTGCTATTCTAGTAAATATGATGAACCTGAACACATGTTTGTGTGGCCTTATCTTATTTTTATATTTATTCGCTTTTTACTCAATAGATTAATTAATAAATTAAAACAAACTCAGATGAATTTTAAAATTCTTGGAAAGGCTATGGGCTATATGTTCATGCCAACATTAGGTGTATTATTGATGTTGCTAATTGGTTTCTTTGATCCATTAGCTATGTGGAACTTCATTAAGTCTGACAATGGTTGGGCTGTAACTGTTCGTATCATTCTGTTTCTTGCTGAAATAATATTAATTGTTGTATTATATTTCACATTTCTTGAAGAATGGGAAGAAGAACAAAAAACAATTGCAAAAGAAAAAGCCTTAAAAGGTGAAGGAAAAAATCCAAATATTATAGCAGATTTGACTTATCGAAATGAAATACGCCAATTATTCAAAAATGTAAATGATAGAGATTTATATCACCAATATAAAACTGAATCAGAAGATGTCATGATTATTGAACGCAAAAAATATCAAGCATAATGAAAAACTTCAAACTCCCTCTCAACATTAAAATCTTTGGTGGTATATTCATCATTGGTTTATTAATGTCAATGTGTACAGGTACATATACTGGTTTCACTGGATTATACAATCAAACAGTTGATTACAAATTGGAATACAAAGCTCTTGAACAAAATCAAGTAACTACGTATGACAATTATTATCTTGCTTATATGGAGAAATCCAATGTTGCTGATATCAATAAGGAAACATTCCTTAATGTAACCAGCATAATTATGGCTGCAAGAACAGATGGTCAACAGGTTGCTTGGAAATGGGTTCATGAAAATCAACAGATTCCATATAGTGAATTTACATCATTTTATAAAGATTTAAGTACATTTGTAGAATCAAGATTTAAAGAAAACAATACTATTGAACGAAGTAAACAAGATGTTGCTAAGAAACACAATATATTGATTACTACATTCCCTGGAGTCATATACAACTATTTCATTAATATTCCACAATTGGAGTATAAGAAAGGATTTGTATCTGATGCAACAAAAGAACTATTCAATCAGTAATACAGCCCTATTAGGCTGAGTGCAATCCAAAACATTTCTCTACATTCGCATATACATGCTTTCAATAGAGATTTACCGTAATGGTCGGTCAAATTAACAAAATAATTACATGACGACTCAGAGATTCCTGGGGGTATGATAGGCAATACTACTGGTTATTAGCTATAAATCCAGTGAGCTAAAAGTATATACGAAAATTAATTAATCGCTAGCATATATTAATTAAACGAAGTGTATAGTCTGCATGTGAAAATGCGGCATGATGTGGGAAGATTAGAACCACAAAAAATGTAATTTTAAGGAAGCCAGATCTTCTAATGGTAGGAACACGTGACATTTAGCTCCGTGGAATGAGAGTTCGAGTCTCTCTCTGGTAACAAATTGGAATCAACATAAGCTACTAATAAAATCCTTGAGAGAGTAATTAGTGATGTACAATGCTTATACATAAAAGAAAACTTTATCCATGTTTTTTACTTTACAGGATACAATAGAGTTAAGTTTCATCTGTTTATAGACTCTTATCAATTAAATTTATTAACAAATTGAAATTAATTATAATATGTTAAACAAAATTAAAGAATTTAGTTTAAGAACTGGTTGTATTCTATTATTTATTATTGCAATAATAATTGAAGCAATTTGTAATATATTCCTATTTATTATAGGAGCTTTAACTGTTGCTTTTATCATACTTTTAATAGCTTCACCCTTTTTAGTTCTATATCTATTATATATCATTAATTGAATATGTATTTAGATACAATTAAAAAGATTCTAACTAATCAACCAGTTACCTTAGAAGAACTCAACGCATTTTTAGATGAATATATAACCAACCAATTAAAACGTCCTATAAATGCTCAACAATTAGCAGCTATAGTTCAATTAATTCAAATGGGCCAATTAGATCTAAGATTTGCAGCCACTCAAGCAGCTATATTAGCTAATCTGAATGTATTAAATATACATGATGAGAACAATAATATAATATCTACACACATTTATGAAGAACCAATTAATAATTAGATAATATGACAAAATGTATAAAATCTCATAATCCTATTTGTCCTTTTGATAAATTAGATTGTAAACCTAATATCAATGGAGTTGTTGATATGGATGGGTATTTAGATTGCTCTAATTGTCCTCGCTATTGTAATGGTGTTCGTGCTACAGGTGGAATGCCTAATCTTGAAGCATTTTGTAATTGGGTTAAATCATTAAAAAAGAAATAATATGGACAGATATGATTCTAATAAAAATGGTTGTGAAGATTGCACATTTGCAGGTTGCCAAATAGAAGTTGAAGACGGTGGTTATCTACAATCTGGATATACTCCAAGAGATGAATATGGTAAATGTCCTGAAGAATCTAATGAAGAATAATATGCAAACACTCCAATTAACAGCTAAACAAAAGGATAAACTCCTTGAAATGTGTAAGATTTTGTTTCCTGAATATAAATCAATAGAAGTTGACTTAGAACCAACATGTGATCTTTGTTCAGGAAATACTATAAGAATGTCTTTACATGAAAATATGAGAGAACATTGGAACGATTGGGTAATAATTCATTTCTATGAATTAATGTGGATAATCCTCAACAAAATCTGTGAAACATATAAATTCACTCCTATACAAATCAACAAAGCAGCTCATTTATTTGGAATGGTATGTTTTAACAGACTTGAATCACAACATCCAGTAGATTATTTATATGAAATCTTTAAAACAGAATAAAAATAATACTCTAACAAAGTATATATTAATGCACTCATTACTCTATTTACTACTGATTACATTAATTGTAGTTAGTTTTATTCTTTTTACATAAATCCTATGAGCAAGGTCAAACTTATAAATTTCCAGAAGTTTATAAACGGTAGTCAGCCCGTAATATTAAAACACTTGATGACAGTATATTAAAGTATAAATTATCTGTCTAATTGAACTATAGTTTAGTGGCTAGAACGGGCCTGCCAAGGGCTAAACATAGGTTCGACTCCTATTAGTTCTACAAATAAATTATTAATTCACATAAATAAATAATATTATGAATTGGATAAATAGTAAAATAGTAATGATAGAATCAACTGCATTATATACAACCTTAGCTAAAAATAGAGCAACAAAGGAACTGAAACAAATACATCCTAATGCTCATAGTAAATATTGGGATTGTCAACATCTTTACTTTACTTCAGATGAAGAAATTAAAGAAGGTGATTATATTCTTTATCATAAAGATAGAGTATTTAAAGTTGATAAACTTACAGAAAATGCTTTACAAATTACTAATAATAATGTAAGTTCTTGTATATTTACAGCACATTGTAAAAAAATCATTGCTACAACTGATAAATCATTAAAAATAATTATCCCAAGACATAATGACTTTGATTCAGAATATAGTTTACCAGAACCATCTAAAGACTTCCTTGAATTATATTGTAAAAGATATAATGAAGATAATAAAACTGGAAACGTTCTAATTGAACAAGAAAAATATCAAGATACTATTAATTATCATAAAGACATTTATAAAGACTATACTAGATTACAAATCAATCCTGATAACACTATCAACATTAAACCAACTAAAGAAAATTGGAATAGAGAAGAAGTTATTGAAACAGGTTTAAATTTTCTGAAATTTTTAGCACAAGATCATAATCATAAATTTAATACAGAAGATGAAGTTTGGAAATATTGGGTTAAAGAAAATCTTTGAATAAATTAAAATCAAATTAGATTGAAGCAAACAGACGTTATTTATCCATTTGTCGGTAAATAAATGAAATTCTAAACTATTTACAGATAGTTGTGTTTGTGTAAATATATATTAAAAAAGGTATTTAATTAATTCCTTTAATAAGAATAATAAAAGTAAAACAAACTGTCAACCCAGCCTCATAATATATTCCCTGTAAGGACTAATTTGATTTTTTAAAATAATGGAAGGACTGTAATTTAGTGGCTAGAATAAGCCTGCTCAGGGCTAAACATAGGTTCGAATCCTATCAGTTCAACAAATAATAATTAATAAAGAATAATTATGGCAAAAAAGAAAAAAATAACAGCCAATGATTTATTAAATCTATGGTTATCAAAATATCATAATACAACAATTGAAGAAGTATTATTACTTCATCCAGAAGAAGTTAAAACTCCTGATTGGTTTAAACTATATCCATGTACTACAACTCAATCAAACGAATGGGTTGATGAATGTAAAGCTTTACTTAAAAAAGATGGTTACTCTTATTATGTTATTAATCATGATTGGCCTTGGATATTTTTAGATATTTCACCTTATGTAAAAGATGAAAAAGATGAATAAACAATTTGTAACTTATGAAATAGCATTAAAGCTTAAAGAATTAGGTTTTAATGAAAAATGTTTAGGATATTTTAATCGAAAAGGTGAGTTAATTTGTGGTATTAATGTATCAGATGAAGCATTTTTATTTACCAATATAGGTAAAGCACCTAATTGCTGTCTTGCCCCTCTTTGGCAGCAAGTTATTGATTGGTTCAGAGAAAAATATAATATTCATATTTGGATTTATTATGATATGGTTTTTGAAAATTCATATTATCAAATAAGACATGAAATTAATAAAAGTGAATATAATCATTATTGTAATGACCATATTGATAAAACTAACTTTAATAAATCTCGCGAACAATCTATTTTAAAAGCAATAGAACTAATTAATAAACAATAATTATGTTTAAATGGTTAAAAAAGAAATATGAATCTATTTTATCTTCTATAAGATATAAATATTCATTCCTAAAAGTATTGAATTCTCCATTTAGAGGATTAAAACTCACTTGGTATTTTGGTAAAATCACACAAGGTACTCCTTATTTTCTACCTCGTAGATTAGCCAAAATGACTAAAGAGAAAGCTATTGAATTTGCAAATAAGGATTTAAATCATAAATATTTCCCATCTAAAAAATCGTTTGATGAATTAGTTGCATCCCATATGAAATATAAAATATTTGTTCCAATTAAATACTTTGGATTTCATTTTACTTCATTAGGATGGAAAACTAAATGGAATGATTATAGATTTGAATGGAATCCTTGTATATCTATTGTATTATTTGGTAAACAATTATTTATTGGTATTGTACCAAACATTGATCCAAATAGTATGCATGATTGTTATTGGGAAATGTGGTTAAATTATGAATATAAAACTGATAAATCTCTTTCTAAATTAGATAGATTGAAAGAATTGATTAGCAAATACTCTTGCACTTGGGTTCACTATAAAGACGATAAAAAAGTATCAGTAAATCATTACAAATACATTCTCAAAGAGAAATACTTATCTCAAGTAGATATTGAAGCAACAAATAAAGAAATAGAGGAGGAATTTTAATGAAAACGATAAATCTTGAAGAAATATTTAATACTTTTACTGATAAAAATGGTTATGGATTTAAATATATTGATTATACATCCAGAAAATTATTATTAAAAGCAATGAAAGAAGTTTGTCAACAAACTCTTATTTTAGCGTCTAAAAATGCTAAAACAATGAACGATCCCTATTCATATACTGGTAATACCGGCTCTGAATATCCCGCTGATGTAATCGTCAATAAACAATCAATTTTAGATACAATTAACCAAATAGAATAAAATTATGAAACTAGGAACTAAAAGCCTCTTATTTGGGGCACATCAATTTATCCTACATCCCATTTTTGTAGCAATTGCTTACACACGCTTGTATGGATTTACTTTTGACCCCCGAATATGGATTGCTTTTATAGTTCATGATTGGGGATATTGGGGTAAATCTGATATAGATGGTAAAGAAGGTAAAACTCATCCTATATTAGGAGCTAAAATTATGCATGAATTATTTGATGATTCAACTCTTTCATCTTATACTACTGAATTAGGAGCATTTTCAATTAGATCAAGAATGTGGTATGAATTTACATTATATCATTCTCGATTCTATGCAAAAAATGATGGAGTTCAATTCTCTAAACTCTGTTATGCTGATAAATTAGCATTTAGTGTTCCACCAATGTGGTTATATCTCCTATTAGTTAATCTTACAGGAGAAATCCATGAGTATCTGAATGATGAATTAAAACCATCCCTCACCAATCAAATCATGTGGTACAAGAGTTTAAAAATTCATTTTCACAATTGGATATTAGATCACAAAAATAAAACAAATTAAACAATGGCAGAGACCGTAACAAATGTAGAGAAATATAAAACTATTAAAAATATCACATTAGAATCCAACCGTGAGGGATTTAAAAGTGTTACTTTTCAATTACCATCATATGGAATACAATTAACTATTTCTCAATCCCCCACTTATAATTGTCAAATTATGAGTTTTGGTTATATTTATTATATTGCACAATTATCTAATTCAAAAGAAGTTTTAAAAGAAATCTTACAATTGTGTATACAATTAGGAATTATAAAGAACATGATTATGGTTGATGTAAGATCAGACTATGTTCAAAAAACAAAGGATCTCTTTGAACCATATTTAAAAAACAATCCATATACCGATCAAAAAATAACATTAGAAACACCTTATAAAAGTACAACAGGTACTAATATGACTCTATTGTTACTAAATATAGATTGGTCTAAAGTAGAAAAAGACTAAAGGTACGGGCCTGTTTGGTTTTGATTGCAAAGAATTTGGTATAAAAACATGTAGAGGACTCATCCTTTATCAAGAAATGGGAAAACAACAACCGGCAAATCCAATGTGATTTCCTTCGGTTTTGCAGCTCCTGTAGCTGTAAGAATGGCTGCATAAGCTTATCCGACGAGTTAGTAACTGACTTTGGAACAGAATAGTTATATCATGGTGAAAAAAGGTTTATAGTAGCCAATTATAAGAATCAGAAACCTTGAAGCTTTAGAGCTAACAGACCACGAGGTAATTCTCCAGGAGTGCTGTAATTCTTATACAAAGTTTTGTTTGTTTTTACAAAATAAACTGGTGGTAGATTGTCTTTAACCGGACATTCCCAAGTTTTATTAGTTATGTCAAAACTAATCTAGAAAAGGTACTAGTCAAATACTAAACATGTATAATTTTTATATTAAAACTATGTAAGACGAGAGTTCGAATCTCTCCGGGTCCACTTATTAATAATTTATTACTATAATAAATTATTTACAATTGTGTTAAGAAACAATTTAGTTTCAATATCTGTTAATTCACCTTTCATGTAATTAATAGATGTTGAAACAAATTGTACATTTCCTTTAACATAACCTTTAGAAGAATCGATTCTATCTAAAGATGCTCTTATTGTAGGATGAATAGTATTTTTATATGTCGGTAATTCTAATTTTATTTTGGTATAAGGACAAATACCTTGCTATTCTTCCCATAAATCTTTTAAATATTGTAAATCTAAATCAAAATCTTTAAATCTTCTTTTAGCATTTCTTAATGTATAAGTAAAAGGTACAAATTCTTTTGATTTCATATCATTTATTTTATGAAGATGATCTAAAAGCACTTGTGTAACAATTCTTTTACAGTTTTGATTACCCCAAGTACGAGCACAACTTCTAGAACAAAAATTATGTTTCTATAAAATAATATTTCTTTTATATTCTGATTCTGGTTTTATAAAGTCTTTTTCACAATAATCACAAATACAATTAACCATTGTTCTACCTTTTTTCATAAATTTTTAATTTAAATTTATACAAAAATACAATAAATATTTAATAAAAACAATACTATAAATAAAATATTAAGGTCTAATTACAATATTAGTAATTTGCCTACAGCTCCACAATTGATTACTACTACTGTAGCGAACTAAACAGTACAATCTGGTAAAGCTAATCCTATCCACTAGGTCATTTTTGAGTCAGATTAGTAGTCAATTTTAATTAATTAAACAAGTTAAAACTTTAGATTTTATGAATAAAAAATTAGAAAAAATTGTTAAAAAGACTTCATTCATAGCAATGAAAGTTATCCCTAAATGTCCCAGATGTGAAAACACTTGGGATGGATTTGGATGTCATAAATGTAATTATAAACCAGAGGATGAAGAAACATCAATCCCTTTTCCTCACTGAAATCAAATTTAAAATTCCTGAAGTATGATTTTAAAAATAGTACATTACAAATATGTAAATATTATTTACAGAATTCGTTAATTATTAATTTATTATTTCAAACCCAATAGGCATCTTTGACTGTACTGAATTATTTAAGCATAGTATAAATTTAATTAGTAATAATTAAAAGAACTGCTATTAATCAATAATTCTATAGGAGAAGGAGACTGGGAGAAACGTTTAGGGGAGAATAATGTATTAAGCAGCTAAAACTTGATCTGCAAAAAAGATGGTTCCTTTAGTAATAAAGGTTATTACAGGTAAAGATAAAATTAATTAATTAGTGAGCATCGCGCTTCGACATTTAATTAACGGCTCAGTAATGAGGTAGGTAATAAGTGGAAACACAGCACATACATTCGCCTTGAGAAAGCGAGCCTTTTCATATGGGTTAAATTGTATGATAGAGTTCTCAGCACGGCCTTAACTAGCAATAGAAAGGCGCTAAATATGTCAAACGAAATCAAAATCTTGCTGACCATTAATTTGGAGGGAAGTTTATCTCAAACGAGAGAAGAAACAGTAATTCACGTTACTGAACAAAAAGAAATTGGTGGTCAAAAAATCATCAAACAGTACGACAAACAGCATTTTCAACGCATTCCATCAATTGCATACAAAAAAGTATCACTTGGTGAAATTGCAGTGAATTACATGCTCTCTAATGAAATCCCAGATTGGTATAAAGCCAAATGGAATCAACACAAACAATGGTTTGAACTTACTGACGATGAAAAGCTTAAACAGCATTTAACTCGTATTGCTCATCCAAACACATTCACATTTGTCCATATAGACAAATAAAATCCCTCTTGGTTAAGGTGAAGACCTTCTCCAAGACCTAAGGCTATTCACCGAATGCAAATACTAACACAGTATAGAGAAACTAATTACTTAGAAGTGTTAGATATCACCAAGGAAAGTTATTTGTAATAGGTTCGTGTCACTTGGAAGGGCATGAATAGCCATAACATAGAAACTACTAGTACTATTAGTCATTTATGATTAGTAGTATTAGTAGTTTATTTATTAGCGTATTAATTAAATCCTTATCCTTTTATGGCAAAAGATAAATGTGTTGAAATAGAATATAAAAAGGAAAGACTCAGAAGAACTCATATTCGTAAAGCCAAACGTAAGATCAACCAAATGGTAAAAATAGATCGTTATGGTAGACATTCTGAAAGTGAGTGCCCATATTGTGGAGGCACTATGAATTGGTGTTCATGTTGTCAAATGTGGAGCAGTAATTGCTGTATAGACTATGGCACATGTCAATGTAATTAATATGGTGGATTAGCTCAGTGATAGAGCCGAGTGTCGGGGGTTTGATTCCTTCATCCGCTACAAATTTAATATAAACTAAATAAATTAATTTATATGTACAAACAAGAAAGTAAATTCTTTGAGATTGAAAACAATTATGAAACTAATCAAATCTTAGTAAAGTTTAATTTTCAAGAACGATTAAGATTTGGCTCAGTAATTAAAATCCATAAATCCCCTACTGACAATTGTCAACTCTGTATCATTGGTGGAATTGAATCCTTTTTAACACTTCCTTTAGATGCTAAAAGACGACCTATTGCGTTTAAACAATTGGTTAGACTGATTAGTTATTATGTTGGAAAAAGAATTGTTCTTATTGATGTACATCAACGTGATTCTCAAGCATTTATTGACCTATTTGCCCCATTTGGAGAAGTTTTAACAAGAACTCCTTATGATAGTACTAATAGAAGTCAAATGGAAATACTTATGTTTAAATTGAATCCTAATTTAAGAATTAGAAAATATTAACATGTCTAAACAAACTCCTTTAGAAAAAGCAAATGAATTGGTTAATAAATTTTATGAATGTATTCAAATACCCAATCCTGATAAAGCAGAAGCAATTTCATGCGCTCTTGTATGTGTACAAGAAATAATTGAGTTAGATCCTTATCAATACATATATGATTATTATGTATTAGTCAAACGCGAATTAGAAAAAATGTTAAAATAAACCAGATTTTAAACTCTTAAAAACTTAGATTTTATGGACAAATTAGAAGCTAAAAAGAATGCAGCAATTATGATCGCTTGGTCAGATGGTCGCAAACTTGAATATTCACCAAAAGATGTATTAATTTGGATACCAGACAATGGTACAGATTTCTCATTTGATTTTGACAACTTCGATTACCGCATCAAACCCGAACCCAAAACAGTGCCTCTTACAATGGAGGATTTGTATGAGCATTTCAAAAAGGGGACTATTTTTAAAACAAAATCAAATCAATGGTTGGAAAGAATCAATAGTATGAATCTTAAAGCAAAAGAGTTTTGTGTAACTGAAGAAGTATTATCCATTGAAGAATTTTGTACTAATTACACATTTGAAGACAGCTCCCCACTTACTAAAATTGTAGAAGAGTAATGAAACACCACAATCTCTTCTTCGCAATTGGAATAATCTGTATCATTCTTATTGGTAGCTATTTTAATCATTATACTTTAACTCTACAGGATTCACTAGAGCAACAGGCTGCAGATAAGGCCTTTTCAGACTCTTTATTGATTGAACAAGCAATGATAGACTCAGTCTATAAATCTCTGCCAAGAAACGTCTTAAATGACTTATATTGGCAAATTGGCGATGATGCCCCTAAAAGGTACATCGTTGATGAATACTTAGAACATAAAGATTATTATAACAATTTAGATTAATTAATTATGCAAAACATTATCAATTTCCTCAGTTTTCCTATTGTATGGATTATCCTTGTGGTAATCTTTGTTGTATCAATTTTCTTTAGAATTAGATATGTAGATCAAACTAAAGAATTGTCTGTCAAGTATGCTAAACTCGTATTGAAGAAGTACAAGAGTAGTAGGAGTAATACAATAACTTATTTGTACGATTATTTGGATTCTGAAATATTAAAAGAATACCCAAATTGGACTGATAAAAAAAGGATAGAATTATCAGATAGAGTATTAAAACATTGGTTTAGTAATTTATCAAAAACTGAAATCAAAAATATTCCTCTTTATAATAAATATTTAGTTCATTGTAAAAAATTGAATAATTCTAATATTTATAAAACAGGGATTATTTGGTTTCCTGAAAACGACAAAAACAGTCGTATTTACTTCCTCAAAAAAGTCATTTCAAGAAATTCTAAGTAATTTAACTAAAAGGAGACTAATCATCTCCTTTTTAACAAACTCAATATGAATATAGACCCAAATTCAATTCCCATAGACCAATCTCTAAACTCATTAGGAGCATTCATACTATGGTTTAGTATTATAATAGTTGGTATAATTATTATAGGAGTAACAATATTATCCAAATCCATAAAATCCATGCGTATTATTCCAGAAGATGACAGCCCAATTCCAGAACCAAATATAGCTCTAGTAGCTCGTAAACAACCTGTTGGTCCCCCAGAGGATGATACCGTGATTGTAGAAGAGGTAGAAGAAGAACCCTTTACAGGAATTCCTGTTTAAATCAATTAGAAAATATGGCTAAAAATTTTAAAATAAAAATTACAGATCAAACATATAAACAATTAGATTTATATAGGGACGCAAATGGAGATCAAGCTCTTACTCATTTACTTGTAAATGGAAATCCTTTTAACAATTGTCAATTATTTACAATAGGAGCTATCCATCATCTTATTATATCTAAAGTAACAGAAGAAGAATTGAAAAATCTTTTATCTATTGCAATCCAACATGCAAAAATGAGAAGGTTATGTTTATTAGATATTAATCGATGCAATGTAACTGAAATCCTTGAAATGTTAAAACCTTTTACAGCTAAGGTTATATACAATCACCCTTATACCAGTACCAATTCAAGTGCAATGAATACAGTGATGGTTGAATTAAATTTAGATAAAATAATTAAATAAAAATAGATGGCTTTGGAAATAACTACAATAAAAGACTACAACTTAAGAGTTATAGTTAAACAAGTAAAATTTGAAGATCCCGAAATCAATCAACAAATTTATGACGATGAAGACAGTGAAGATAATCCTGTAAGTGGAACAATAGATGTATATCAAAATCCATTTGGCAACTGTCAAACATTTTGTGTTGCATATGCTTATGCATTAAACAACAGTGGAGGAGATCCTGAATCAGTAAGACTTATTCTTAGAACTACTCTTGAAGCTGCTGGTATGAAACATCAAGGATTATTTGATCTTAATGAAAAGGAATTAGCAGCATTTATTGCTAATATAACTCCTTGGGCATTAGCAATTCATCAAATGCCTTACAAAAGTACTAATGGCTCAGCTATGATATTAGTATTAGTTCAATTTGACATTAAAAACATTTGTAAATAATGGCGAAAACTCTTCTATGGTTAGATCATGCAAATACTCATAATCTTGATATTAGTCCTATAGGAAAAGATGTAACGGTCATTTGGATTCACAATTATGCTGAATTTGAACAATACATCATTGCTAATGGATTACCTGATGGAATTTGTTTTGACTATGATTTAGGAGAGGGTAAAACTGGATTTGATTGTGCAAGATTTCTTACGAGATATTGTATGAATTATACACTTCCTCTTCCTAACTATGCTTTTCAAGCTAAGGATGCACGTGAAATAGTTTCTATGGAAATATTACTTCAAAGATATGAACGTTTCTATGAGACAATCAAGTCTAAAGTAGAATACAATGCGCTTGTATCAGATGGATTTGACAATGAATTACCTTTTTAATTAATTAACCCTTTTATTCTTAAACAAAATGAGTAAACCAGATTTCATTCCCTATGTATTTCACACCAAAGGCGAAAGTCCTAAAAGTAGGCGTGTTACAGTTGTAGGAACAGTAGACAACAATGTTTTGAATTTAGCAGTATCTTGCTGCAGTAAAAAAGACCATTTTACTCGTAAGACTGGTCGATCAATTGCTACAGATCGTCTTACAAAAGGTGATTTTGTTGCTCAAGTACCTTTGAAAGAAGTTACATTGCACAATTTCATTACTTGTGCTCAAGCTGTTTCTGAAGGAACTCTTCATTTTGGAGTACATCAGAAACTAAATATCTCTTTACCAGAAGGAATCCAATATGTATTGGGTAATTCCTTTCCAGTAAGAGCAACTTATCAACCAGTGTAAAGATTGGGGGTTTAATCCCCCTTTCTTTCCCATTTTATAAAAAATATATGATTGAATTTAAATTTGAAAAAGTAGATTGGGAAAAATACGAATATCCTGGTTTTGAAATTGGGGATATCATTCGTGAATTAGTTACAAAACAACAATCTTGGGTAAGAGATGTTGCTACTGCAATAGATTTAAAACTCGGTGAAGAAGATATTCCAGGATACTACAAATTCATATGTATTGATAATCCTTATGGATTTGCTGGTACTATTTGGACTAATCCAGAACTCTTTGAGTTAATGCAAAAGAAAAGTACCCAAACTTTAAAAAGTAAATCAGGTACTTATCGTACTATGAATTGGGAGGAATTTATGCAACAGGATGCCGCAAGGAGACATGCTGGAATTCCTAATGAATTAGATGAAGAAGAAGCTGCTGAATTAAGAGATGCAGTTGTAAATCAAGCAAATGCTGGTCAAGTTGAATGGCATATTCCAGCACCAGGAATTCAACAAGTTCAACAAGTGAATGTTAATAATATTCGTCAGGTTAATGAATTTGAACGACGTATTGCCGTAGAACCAGCTCCTTGGGAAGATGCATTAGATCAACCTATTAGACTTGAAAATGCACGTCAACTTCAAGTAGGTGATGTCAGAGTCTCATTAGAAGGGCATCGTTGGATATTTGAAGCAGATGGTCGTTGGCATATACAACCCAGACTTGGAGAACAACCAAATCAACAAGTTGTACAAGAAATTGATTTAAACGCTCGTGCTGAAGCAATTATTGAAGAAAGAAGATTGCATGACCAAGAACAAGCTGATCGACTAAGACGAGCTGCTGAAGCAGTTAACCCAAACAGAAGGAGATAAAAATATGTTAATACCATCGAAAAAAATTGATGAAGAGAATCTCAAATTAGGTAGATTTTTAGGTATTAAAGGCCTTGAGAAAGAGGAATTAATAGTACCAGGAATTTATCATGAAATAGAGAAAATACCATTTTTAAGATTTGATAAATCTTTTGATTGGTTAATGGTAGTTGTTTGCTATTTAGAAAGTTTGGGTTATCATGTCAATATTGATGAAGGATCTTGTATGATTAGTAAGGATGACGATTCAGAACCAAATATTTGGAATACTTGCAAAAAAGACATCACTCCTGAAGATTTAAGAGAAGCCTTATTCAATAGTTGTATTGAAGCAGTGGATGACTATTACGATGTTGACCCAGAAATTAGTTTATCAACCACATTTAAAAATATACATGAATGGAACGGAGCAGAGATCGACTCAGAATAACTAATTATAAGTTATCCTATAGTACCAAACCTACTAAAGTAGTCTTATTAACACTTAAATCAACTGTTAAAAAGGAGCCTATTTTAACCACAGATGAGATTAATTTATTAAAGTTTGAACAAAAACTGAAACAACAATTAACTCAATTTAGAAATTCACGAAAACAAAACTAACTAAAAGTATTATACAGAATAATTCTGTAGAATTAGCTAAGTTATACCCTAATCTTATTCTTAAACATGTAACTGGAACAGGTAAAACTCTAAGTTTTATTCAAATACAAGAAGCCCTTCAACCTAAAAGTGTTTATATTGTACTTGCTGAAAGAAACCATAAAAAGAATTGGATTGATGAATACAAGAAGCATGGCAAAGAGTATCTATTAAACAATGTGATATTCTTCTGCTATGCATCTTTGAAAAAATATGCTAATACTCAAGTAGATATGATCTGTCTTGACGAAGGGCATCATGTAACTTCAGATTTACGATTAGATTATTTATCTTCTATAAGATATACTAATCTCATCCTATTATCTGCTACTATCAAAGATAGTCAAATCTATGAAATTGAATCTATCAAAGGAGAATTTTATAAATATAAAATACCACTAAAAGAAGCAATAGAGAATGACGTAGTACCCCAACCAACATTTTATCTTATCCCATTAGAATTAAATAATATACCATCAGAGTATATTGAATTTATTAGGGGATCAAAGACAACTTACAAAAAAGTACATTGTGAATTCAAGGATAGATTCACATATATGTCTGATAAAGCACAATATCCTAATTTACACCTAGTTATAAGGTGCACTCAATTTCAAAAAGAACAATATTTAACCCATCAATACTCTTATTACAAAAATAGATTTTTTGTAAATAAGAATGTAATAGATAGGAATAGATGGATGCTTTCTGGAAGTGAGCGTAAAAGATATTTAGCGGATATAAAAACATCTTATGTTCAACAAATATTACTCAAATTACAAGATAAACGATTTGTATGTTTTTGTGGTAGTATCAAGCAAGCAAGAATCTTATCAGCGGATAAGAATTTAATTTGTTCAGAAATAAAAAATAGTCAAGAAATCATTGACTCCTTTAATGCTGAAGAAATTAGTAATTTGTTTGTAGTAGATATGATACAAGAGGGTAACAATCTTACTAAAATTGAAATTGGAGTAATTGTACAATTAGATGGAGAAACTGGTCCTTTTATTCAAAAAAGTGGTAGAATTATGCGTTCAAAAGAACCTATAATAATTATCTTATACTTTAAGAATACAAGAGATGAAGTTTATCTTGACAATGTACTAAAAGAAATAAGTATAGAACATATTCGCACCGTAGACAACATTGATAATTTAATAATTTAAAAATTGATGATTATGATGGATAGAAATCCTGGTGATGTTGAAAGAACTGATTACATTAAACCTTACGCAATTGTAAAATTAGGCGAAAAGGTAGCAACCGTGATTGCAAATGGTTACAATTCAAATTCTGCTGAAGAAAAACTTCAAGCTGTAGTTAAAATTCTAACCCTAACTGAAGAAGAACTGGTAGCCCCAGCAAAAGTAAAATTTATTGGAGATATTATGACTCGCCCTAAAAAAGAGAGAATTAAAATCGCCGCTAAATTATTCTTATTATTATCTTCACCTCAAACTGAAGAAAAATACATCCCTGAAGCATAATGACTATATCCATTAATGATGTCTTAATAGAACAAAATGAACTCACATTAGCTGAATTCCTTGTCCTATTACCAATATATTTAAAAGTAGACACAATTAATGTAGATAAAAAAGCCCTTGCTAGAAAGGGTTTATTAAGAGAGAAATATCAATTCAATTTTGAAACAAACAAACTTGAATCTAATGGTTTCGCTCTTATGGATGTATGTTCAAAGATGATGAGAGATATATTACTAGACTCTGACAAAACTGTAGCTCCAGTAAATGATTTAGTAGATCTTGCTAAACAAATGCAAGAACTATTTCCTAAAGGAAAAAAAGAAACTACCAACTACTACTGGAGAGGGAATACCCCTGAAATCATAAGGAAGCTTCAAATCTTCTTTAAGCGATATGGAGACGTTTCATATGAACAAATCTTAGAAGCTACTAGGAACTATGTTGAGTCATTTCAAGACTCTAATAGCCCTTATATGCAGCTTCTAAAGTACTTCATATGGAAAGATAAGACAGATGGTTCACAAGAATCATCTCTTTTAACATATATAGAAAACTACAGTGAAGATGAGGTAAAACCTAGGAATGATGACTGGACTACTAATTTAAAATAAGTATGTCTGAATTATTTGATAGGGTTGCTAAGAATCTAGTAACAAGAAAAGAAAGAATAGAAAGTGGACAAATCAATTGTATTCCATTTGGTTTACCTCGATTTGAGAAAGAGTTTCCTGGAGTAGAACAAAAGACATACTATCAAATAACCGCTTCAACTAAGGTTGGTAAGACACAAATTACAGACTTCTTATTAATGTATCAAACATTAATGTATGCGTACAAGCATAGGGAACAGGTAAGATTAAAAGTGTTCTATTTCAGCTTAGAGATGAGTGCAGAACAGAAGTATCAACAAATGCTCTGTCACATTCTATTCAGAATGAGTAAAGGTAAAATACGAATAGATCCAAAAGATCTAAGAAGTACTAAAGCAGATAAACCACTTCCACAACAAATTTTAGAGATACTTGGGACAGATGAATATCAAGATTTCTTTGAATTTTTTGAAAAAAGTGTTGTTTTTATTGATCAAATCCGCAATCCCTTTGGAATTTACAATTTTGTAAGGGATTATGCTAGTACACATGGTACTCAACATAAAAAAAGAGTTGATTTTACTGATAACAGCACTGGAGAAGTAAAAGAACACGAAATTGATGATTACTATGAACCAGATGATCCTGATGAATATGTAATTGTTATAGTAGATCACATGGCTCTGTTAACTCCAGAGAAAGGAACTACTACTCGTGACGCAATGGTAGAACTCTCTTCAAAGTATTTTATCAAAATGAGAAACAAATTTAAGTATATTCCCGTAGCAGTAGTTCAACAAGCCGCCGCACAGGAATCTAATGAGAATAAAAAACTCAACAAGTTGAGACCCACACTCGATGGTTTTGGTGATGCCAAAGTCATAGCAAGGGATGCAGACATCATATTAGGATTATTTTCCCCATATAGGCATGAAATACCTGAATATATGGGATATAATATTACCCACTGGAAAGATAACATTAGATTCCTAGAAATAATAGCCGGTAGAGAAGGAGGAGGAGGTACACTATGCCCTCTATTCTTTGATGGAGGAGTTAATTATTTCTTTGAACTACCTCTACCTACTGACACTGTAGAGCTTAACAAAGCTGAAGCATTAGCAGATAGAGCAAGGAATAGTAAAATATTCATGATGGCATATCGCCATAAAAAATAATAAATGGGTAAAATTTTAATTGTAGTAGGTCCAACAGGATCTGGTAAAAGTAGAAGTACAAAAAATCTAAATCCTGATGAAACGTTGATAATCAATGTATTAAAGAAGGATTTACCCTTTAAGGGTTCAAGAGCTATGTACTCTACTGAAAAGAAAAACATCGTTTCAATCTCTGATTGGGACAAAATAGTGAATTTTCTAGGAGTTGTAAATGGTATGCCTCATATAAAGCAAGTCGTGATCGATGATATTCGCTTCGTGATGGAGAAGGAGTTTATGAAGCGTGCCAAAGAAGTTGGTTACGCTAAATTCACTGAACTTGGACAACACTTTCAAGCAATTATTGAAGCTGCTGAAAATGCTAGAGAAGATTTAGTAGTTGTACTAATGATGCATGATGATGATGTCGTTAATGACAAAATCATTGTTAGCAAAAAGGTTAAACTGGTTGGGAAGCTTGTAGAGGATCATTACAATCCTATAGAGGTAGTTCCAATTTGCTTATATTGCAAACCAACATTTGATAAGAATGACCAACCAATCTTTCAGTTTTATACCAATAAAACTCTAATTGATGGGGTTGAAATTCCAGCTAAATCTCCTGAAGGAATGTTTGATTTAAAGATTCCAAATGATTTGAATATTGTAGTAGAAGCAATGAATGCTTACTATGAATAAGTTTTTAACAAGTAAACAAGAAAAGATGAGTAAAGTCGTGATGATGGCATTCGGTGGTGGCCAAGATACTACCGTAGAAGTTGGTGGATTTAAGAAATACATCGGTGTAGGAGTTTGTAACGTAGTTGCGGTTAATCCTACAAAAGCACAAATAGAACAAATTTATGGTTCTGCTCCTGAGAAAGACCCCGAATATATAGGTAAATCTCCAGATGACAAGGATCAAATTAGAATAGACTTCATTCTCAAAACAGTTCCTGAAAAGAACAATGGGATTGAAGCAATTAGCAAAGTAAGCTTCTTTGTAAAGAAAGCCATTCGTAATAGTGCTACTGGTAAAGTACAAGTAGTCAATAAATATGGTGAATTTGGTTGGATTGAAGAATCTATGGCTAAAAAAGGAGAAATTCCTGAAAATACCCCTTGGTATATAGGTCCATATCGCCCTGCAATGGATGGTGAAGAAAATCTTACTCATTTTGTAAAGACTTATTTAGGTATTCCTACAAGAGCATGGAAAGATGCAAATGGTAAAGAACATTTTGTAGAAGATTTAGCTACTGCAGAAGCTCAATTAGAAGACATTCAAAAATATTTCACTGGAAATGTTAAAGAATTAGTTGATCTAATTGCTTTGCAAAAGGATAACACAATCAAAGCAGACTTTGGTATTAAATCTACTGATGACGGTAAAGAGTATCAAGATATATACACCCGCAAATTCATTCGTGGAAATGCTCGTAACAACTCTACCCTCGATGCTGATATCACCAAAGCACAAGCAGCAGGTGCATATCCTAAAACTGTCTTCTCTAGTGCACCTCTAAAGGAATACACTGTAGAAGCTACTGCATTTGCTAATACATCAGGAACAGCACCAACTCCTGCTAGTCTTGACGAGTGGTTTGTTTCTAGTAATTAATCACTAAATGTTTGCACAAGGGAGAAATAACTCAAATGTAGACAAAGTATTTGCTATTCCTGAAATAGACATTCTTAATTTCTATTTAGGTATCAATGAAATACCATGTCTTATAAATTCTCCTCTTAGAGTAGACAACAACCCCTCTTTTGGTATCACAACCACAAATGGGATAAAACTGCACTTTAAAGATTTTTCAACTCAGGAATCTGGGGGTACTTTTGATTTACTCATGAAGTACCTTCAGCTTCCTTTTGATGAATTAATAGAGAAGATTTATAAAGATATGTCTCCAGGATACACTCAGAATGGTTCATTTGTAATCCCACATAGAACAAAGGGAAAAATAAGTTACAACAGTAACACTGAACTCAAATGTAAAACCAGAGAATGGCGTGATTATGATTTAAAGTTTTGGGAAGATTTTGGTATATCTCTACCTTGGTTACAATTTGGTAATGTATACCCTATCTCCCACACAATCATTCACAATCTTGATACCAATCAAAGATACACATTTGTAGCTGAAAAGTATGCATATGCGTATGTAGAATTTAAGGATGACGTAGAATCTTTAAAAATTTATCAACCTTTTAGCCAAACACGCAAATGGACCAATAAACATGATTCATCTGTATGGGATTTATGGCAACAATTGCCTGAATCTGGTGAAACTCTTATAATCACCTCTTCTAGAAAAGACGCTCTATGTATTTGGGAGAACACAGGTATACCTGCTTGTAGTTTCCAAGCCGAGACTGCATTGCCCAAGTTGCACGTGTTAGAAGACATTAAAAACAGGTTTACTAATGTGTACATTCTATATGACAATGACTTTGACAAAAAAGAAAACTGGGGTGAAACCCTTGGTGCTAAAATGGCAGAGAAATATGGACTTACACAATTACATTTACCTATAGGACTTAAGGCTAAAGACCCTAGTGACCTATGCAAAATGTATGGAAGACAAATAATTAATCAAGTAATAACATCAATTATTGACAATCATGGCTAAAACAAGCATGTTCGCTGTATTGGGTAGTAGATACCCAGAATTCAACAATCTATCTACAAATCATTTCAGTGAATTGAATCGTATGAATGAAATCTATCCAATTGTTAGGAAACTCCGTGAAGACTATCCGCAAGCATTGAATGATTTTGCTAGCTATCCTTCAGTCTCCTCAAAAGAATTGGGACAGAAGATTTTTTCATTCGTGAAGAATAATTTGAATTAAACAAAACAAAAATGGGTATGAGGATTAATTTCCTCATTCCCTTTATAAATTTAGATAATTAACAATGGAAGAACAACTTGACTTATTTGAAGAATTAAGAGATTTAAAACCTTTTACTATTTCTGAACAATATGATACTCCTGAAAAATACCTCAAATATTACTTTGCTAATAAACAACCATCTACAAGATTCTCTGGTGGTGCCCCACAATGTCATGCTGGAGTGTTTAGAAGTTTCTTTGATTTATATTACCTTACGAGAGCTAGATTCTCAAATGTGACCTTAGAACAGGTTGCAACAATCCTAATCAATTTATGTGAGGATTATGGTAATTCAAGAGTTAGTGTATTCTACAACACAGATGTAGAAAAAGTAGTATTTGGTAACTTTGAAAACACAAACAGAAATAGTAGCCTCATCTTTGATAAGAGTTGCAGAATGTTTGATATTTATGGAATTGATAATTTGTCTTTTTTAGACATTATATCACTTGCTGGTAAAAAATTAAGAGATTTGATTGCAATACAAACCCTTCCCACTCAACCCTGGGAACAAACTAGATAAAATGGCTGAAGAAAAGAAATTATATGTGATTCCTCAAGCAATTGTGGATGATTTATCAAGAATGGTACCCTATGTAGGGGGTGAAGAATTTACTGATCCTAGAGAATATCTATTGAATTATTTCAAATTATACTCTCCGGCTACTTATTACAATGATGGAACAATACAATGTAGTTCTGGTAGAAATAGAAGTTTCCTCGATTTGTACTTCTTAACAAAAGCTCAATTCCCAGAAATCACTCTACAAGAGTTTGCTAAATTGTTTTTCTCATTAGACCAAGAAATTTATGGTTCTACAAGTGAACATGAATATCATATGTTTATATATTTTTGCACAAATATTCGTAAACCCGTGATTTATACAAATAAAGCAACCTTTAGATACTATTTTATTCAAGATAAAGATTGGTTAAAAACCTATCTTTCATATCCTTCAAACGATATATTGCTTTCCCAAATTTTTGATTTAGCTGAATTAGATTATCATCATTTCGTAAAAAAAGATTAATTATGTATATTGGAGTTTATGGAACCCTTAAAACGGGTCAAAGAGCTAATTCAATGTTAGCAACTGGAACATTTATTGGAGAATTCAGAACAGAAATCCCATTTCAAATGTATGATTTAGGATCATTTCCTGCACTTGTAAAAACTGAAGAGAATCATCCTATCACATTAGAAGTGTATGAAGTCAATGATGAACAAACCCTTAAATCCCTTGACAGATACGAAGGATTTCCATCATTGTATCAAAAAAGTACAGTTCAAGTAAAAGAAATGGATGTAACAATCTATACAATGAATTCAATGCGTCACGGTGGTGAACTTATGGAATCTGGTAATTGGAAATAAATTAATAATTATGATACTAAAAGCTAAAATTAAATGTCAAAATGGATTATTTTTTGCTATATTTTCAAATAGAATATATAATGAATATAATGCATATATATTAAATATTCCAAAAAATTTTAAAAATGAGTTTAATAAAGAATTTGAATTTAAAGTTGTTTCTTATATTAGGCCATCTAAAGGATATTTAAATGCACATATAAAAAGATGTGAGGATATATTTAATCTTATTGGAACGAACGGAGATACAACCCAAGAAAAAGAATTATTAAAATATGATTACATACCAAATTTAGTAGAATTAATAAATTAGAAAAAATGTTTATACAAATAAGAAGTAAAAATGATACTGCTGCCTCTCTTAGAGGTCAAGTAGTTACTAGAAAAAGAACAGTCTTACGTTTAGGTAGCAGTACCCCCACAGATCAAATCTTTCCTGAAGGAGTCCGTCGTGGTAAGGAAATCATTGAAATCAACACAGTTGAAGCTTGTCATAACAGTGGTAACAAAATTACAATGAAACAAATGTTTGATGCTGTTGGAGTGGTTAGTGCTGAATGGGCGCAAATGAGTAATATTCATGGATACGAAGGTGATCCTTGGGAACATTATCCAGCTATAATTAAACACAAAAATTCAAGTAAAGGTAATGGTATTTTTTATATTGAAAATGAACCTGCCCTTGCTGCATTTATACTAGAACACAATTACAATATTAATGACTACATCATTGAAAAATTCTACAACTATGTAAAGGAATACCGTCTCCATGTCACAAAAGATGGTTGCTTCTACACATGTCGTAAAATGCTTAGGGATGATGCTACTGAACGTTGGCATCGTCATGACTCCAATTCAGTATGGATTCTCGAAGAGAATGAACTCTTTGCTAAACCAGCAAATTGGGATGAAATAGTTGCAGAATGCGTAAAAGCTATGACTTCAGTTGGATTGGACATTAGTGCAATTGATATCAAAGTAAGCAATCACAATCCTGCGAGATTTATCATCCTTGAGACAAATAGTGCCCCTGCCTTGGCAGAAATCACTACCGTTAAATACATTGACAAATTAAAAGCAATAGTAGATGAATTTTGATGACAAAATAGTAATATACCAATATTATAATTATGTTAGTTACAAATACAGATTTTTATCTGATAAAGAATTTACAATCATTCCAAGAGCAGCTTGTTTTAGTAAGTTGACATATAATGACTCATATGACCCTAAAGTAGGTGTTGAAGTGTTAATAGATGCATTTACTGTTCCAAATATGAATGGTTATTGTGCTTTAACAGAAGAAGAACTACTTGCTTGGTTAGCTGAGATTAAACAATGGATTGATTATGAGTACACATTAATTAAGGAATCAGATCAATTTGTTATTCAATTAACTACTCATGTTCCTACAGGAGCTTTAAAGATACTTCTAACATTAATTAGATTTGCTTTTGAAGCCCCTTTTAGTCTTGCTCTCAAAGAAGCATTTACTGTTGCTAAAAAGGATTATTTCCCTAATACATTAATTCTTCATAGGTATCAAACTATTCAAAATAGTATTGACTATCCTACCAATACAAATCATTGTTTTTGTACTTATCAACAAATACCTCTTTTAACTATTGATAAATTAAAAGAAAAAGTTAAAAACTATACAGGTTATGTAAATACCTTTTTTGGTGGAAAAGGCAATTATAATGGTACATTTGTTGATGAACAAATGAATCTCTTTATACGACAAAAATTAGTAAATGTTCAATCTGAATTAAGTATGAAAGATGAAGACATTGCTAATAGAGTAAATAACTTATACATTCCCAATTTTAAAGTAACTTATGGACAAACAGATTAAAATATATGTAGTGGGTTCATCTAGTGGTTATGCTAGATTTATTCAAAATTCTACACTTGTGAAAGACATGGATCAAGCTGATGTGATTCTTTTTACCGGAGGTGAAGATGTAGATCCTCATCTCTATGGAGAAAAAACTCATAAATACACATATTGTACTCCTCAACGAGATGCTTATGAAATATATGAATATGAACAATCATTGTGTTTTCCTAATACACTTCGCGTTGGAGTTTGTCGTGGGTTAATTTGATGGCCCACGTTAAACAAGGTGAATTGCTGGAACGCTGTAATGCCAATCAGCAGCTAAGCTATTTAGAAATAAATAGAAAGTTCAACGACTAGAAGTAAGACTAAGTTTGGAAGTAAATTCTCCAAATATGTCGGTAATACTTCCAAGAGCGCCTTGGTTTTTATAAAAATTTATTAATTTTAAAGAATTATTACAAAAAGTTTCAAGTTGATCTAAAGAAGCACAATTTTTCATTGCATTTGCCATTCTAGATACAACAATAATATTACCTTTAATATACCCCTTATTATTATCAATTCTATCTATAGAAGCGTGTGATGGATCTTGTCCGCCACTTTCGTGCATATATGTGAGTTTGATTCCCAAATAAGGGCAATATTCTGGAATTTCTAAATCTTGATAGGTTAGATTAAATTCTAATCCTCTTCTTTTTGACATAAATTTTGTATTTCTAATCATGTATCCTCTTATTCGGTCATGTTGATTTAAATACACCCTTTCTGGCATTTTTGGAAGTAATCCTAAAAGATTTCGTATTTCTGATAATCTTTGTTCGTACATATTCTTCTTTTTAAATAAAGGATGTTCTTGCAACCAAAGCACTATCTCAGAATTTTTGGTACTATTGTTATAAATTTCAGTAAATTCTTCTTTAAAATTAGGATAATTTAATATTTGTTTAATTGTAGAAGCAGAAGGAATATTTAAACCTCTTTTTAATGAGGATATCTAATCATTATTTACATGATACTCTCTTGCTAATTCTACAACTAATTCTCCTTGCATTAATCTTTTAATAATTTCTTGTTCATTCATAATTTTTAATTTTATGTAAAGATACAATAAATTATTGGAATATGCAACAGGTTAAACAAATTACTAATTATTCATAAATAAATTGCTTATAAAAATATGATATAGTCTGAACTATAGGGAATAATAACCTATAGAATCTAAGGATAAAGAGCCTTAGAGATAACATAATGCTCAATTACTAACTGTCTTAAATGGTGGTAAACTTGTGCAAGATGTCACTAATCATGTTGGTAGAAGTCATCAAGTATTAACCACAGATGGTCAAATACTTGAATGTACATCTACTCATCACCAAATGGCTTATCCATACAACATACCTAAAAAGGACTATGAGATACTTGCTCATACATTTCCAAAATTGTCTAAACACTACGAAGGTAGTGGAATCAATTGGGAAGATCAATTTCAAGAAGTAGAAGTAATCTATTTCCCAAAAACAAACTCTCTAGGAGTTCAAGGACATCCAGAAATGATGGAGTTAAATTCTCCATTTGTTAACTATATCAATGAATTAATAATCACTAAATTAAATAAATAATGGCATATACTCTTATAGAACATGTTACTATTGGCACAGATCCTGAATTATTTATTGTAAATACAAAGACTGGTTTAGTTGTATCTTCAATTGGTCTTATTCCAGGACATAAAAATGATGCCTTCTTACCTGAAGGATTTCAAAAAGGTTTTGGTTTACAGACTGACAATGTATTGGCTGAATTTAATGTTCCACCAATTCATTTAACTTCAGGAGCAAGTAAAGTATTCAGTACACAAATTACTCAAATGAAAGAGTATATCAAGGATTTTGTAAAAAAAGTCAATCCTGATTATGACATTCTGTGTAGTGCTTCTGAATTAGTTCCAGATGACCAATTACAAAGTGATGAGGCTAAACAATTTGGATGTGACCCCGATTACAATGTATACACTCTGAGTCAAAACGAAACTCCTGAAGGGGTTAAAACTAACTTGAGGAGTACTGGTGTTCACATACATGTGGGATACCATGAAAACAATCTAACAACCTCTTTAGCTCTGTTAAAAGTTTTAGATTTATATCTTGGAGTACCTTCAGTTTTGATTGATCCTGATACAAGGAGACGTTCTCTCTATGGTAAAGCTGGTTGTTTTCGTCTTACTGACTATGGTGTTGAATATAGAGTATTATCTGGTTACTTCATCAAAGATGAAATCACTACTACTTGGGTTCTTCATCAAACTGCAGCAGCAATTGATTATTACAACAAGTGTCTTCGAGAGTATTCCAGTAATTTCCATACAGAACCATTTGCTATTGATAATTACTTACCATCTGAAGAAACTGTATTCAATAGTATCAACAATGGTAATGTTGCATCAGCAAGAAGAATTGTAAAAAAATATCAAATTGCTCTCATAAGAGAATAACAGAGAATTTAAAATTATTCTTTGAATTTTTTAATTAAACACAGATAAAATAAATGTTAAATATAATTTTAAGTTTTTTACTTGCTCATACAATTCTCTTCCTATTCCTCAAACCCAAATTAACCAATCTATTTTGTGGACTATTTGGCTATGTAGGAATTGCAAGAAAATTTGATAAAAAGACCTTTTACACACTTGGTTGCATTAATGACACCAGAGGAGGAGACTCCTGTGGTGTATTTATTGATGGAGAAGTAGAATATGGGGTTGATAAAGAGAAACTGTTTACCAATTTCTATGAGACTAGTATATTATTAGAAAATACTAAGGTAGCTAAAATAGCCATAGGCCATTGCAGAAAAGCATCTGTTGGTGCAGTAGGAGTTACTACAGCTCAACCAGTTGTAATTAAAAACAAAGAAACTAAGGAAACTGAGTTTGTTTTGATTCACAATGGCACTCTTTTAAATCATAAAGCTCTAGCAAACAAGTATTTAAAGGATACTCCTGATACATTCACAGATAGTCAAATTATGGCTTATATCATTTATTTCAAAGGATTTGAAGTATTGACTGAATATGAAGGAGCTGGTGCATTTGTAATGATAGACTATAGAAAGAATAGAGAGAATCCTGATGTCTATATGTTTAAAGGAGAATCTCTTCAATTTCATTACTCTAAGGAAACCTGTGAAGAAAGGCCTTTATATTTTTCTATTGAAGATAGAGGTATTTGGTTTTCTTCAATTGCTCAATTCTTAGATACTACAAGATATGGTGAAGGAGATGTTCGTAATGTAAAATGTAATCATTTGTATCATATCAAAAGTGGTGTAATCAAATCTCGTACATTTATGGACAGAAGTAAAAGACATCAGTCTGGATCTACTGTTTATAACTACAATAGTTACAGTAGTTATGAAAGACCTACTCCAATGCTTCCTATTAGACCAAGTAATCCCCCTGCAAATTATACTGCAGGAGCTAATTCTTCTATATTTGTTTGTGATGTTTTTACAAAACCTACATTTAATATATCAGGTAAGTTAATATTTGTTGATGGTTTCTATTATATTGATGGTAAAAAAGCACATGGTAAACATGAATTGAATGAATATGGTTATACTCCAACTACATATAGAGCTAATATTAAAGATTTTTGGTTCTTTGATGGAGTATTATTGTATAATGAAACCTGTTTTGACATAGTATGTGGATTACAGGACAAATTTCAATTTGAAGATATCACTGGCTATGTAGACAGTTTTCCAGAAACAGTTTATTGTTACAGTCCTCAAGTATACTTTGACACAAATGATAAGAAATTTGTTAAATGGGAAAAGAATTTGAGTTCACAATTCACTGGTAAAATGGGTATTATTTTAGATCAAGATGATACTGAATACAATTTTACTAATGGTGTTTTGAAAACAAAGACTACTTATACATATTGTGTAAATAAAAGACAAATAATTGTATTTGAAGAGAAAGCAAAAGAATTTAAAACTCTTGACAAAGATGATGAAATCCTCAGAATGTGTCTCTTACTAAATTGGTTTGATAATGAAAATAAAGATAATAATTAAACATGGCTAACGAACAAACAGTTTTTGATCACGAATTTCAACGTGAAGTAGTCATTGGATCTCCTGAAGCTAGAGGATTAATTCAAGGTATAATTGGTGTAAGAGGAAGAGTCCATGATTTAGGATACTTCACAGTCAATCTTACTAAAAACATCACAGTCCAATTTAGAGGAGGTACTTATAATGCCCTCTCTAAAGACATTTTTGTTGAGAAATTCTTAGTATTTGACAACAATACAGGTAAATATAGCTACAATGCTGGACAAGACAATATTGTTCAAATTAAAGCATTTGCTACTCATAAAGGTAATGGTCAATTCCCTTATCACAATATCCGTAGAGAATACAATGCTGAGAATAATTTACAAAAATTTGGTGCTTTGGCTAAACCGTCTCATATAATTAAATCCAATAATAAGGCTCTTATACCCTTTACATTTGGTTTAGAATATGAAACCTCTTGTGGTTACATTCCAGAAGAAGAATGCTTTAGAACAGGTCTAATTCCTCTTAGAGATGGTTCTATCACAGGTATTGAATATGCTTCTGTTGTTTTAGATTCTTCTAAAGGAGGATTTGAACTATTAGAAGAACAATTGGAATTATTAAGAAAATATACTGAATATGATAAGGAGTGTTCCCTCCATATCCATTTTGGTAATTTTCCAGTAAGTCAAAAAGCTATTGGTGTTTTATATATGCTGGCTGAATCACTTCAGGCTTGCATGTACCATACAGGACTGCTTCCAAAATATACATTTGATACTAAGGCCTACAAAGCAAGTGGTAAAGATTATTGTAAGCTTTTACCTGCTTATAATAGTTTTGAAGGAATCTACAATTTCCTTAGTGGGGGAACACCATTTTTAGGAAGTTTAACTATTCCTCATCCTGGAGATCAACGTCATGAAGCTAAGTGGAATGTGCATTCTCGTTACTATCAGATTAATCTTATCAACATGTGTTTCTATAACTCTCCTAAGACTGTAGAAATGAGGTTCTTAAGACCTTCTTACAATTTTAACAAAATTGTTAATTGGATATTCATCTTTTCAGCTATGTTGCAGTATGCAATTGATTTTGCTAAAAAGAATAAAGGAATGTCTGATGATACAATTTATAGAACATTTCATAAAATGTTTCCAGGAGAGCCTAATGATTTCCAAAAAATATTCACAAGTGTATATTCCCCAGAGATTACACAAGAATTGAATACATTTATGGACAATCTTAGAATCATTGTTAGAAAACAAGGTCAATTAAATGATGGAATTGGTAAATTAGATACATTTGATGATCCAATTATCACTACAAACTGTCTACAACGATAATGATTTTAGCTCCTTTCCAGAGATGGAAAAACCTAATAGATGTTAAAGCATTAGGAGACATTCTTTCAATTCTAGAAGTTGCCTACAAAGTAGTAGGAGTTACTCCAGAAAAGAAAGATGTCTTCAATTGCTTTACTGAATGTCCTTATGATAAACTCAAAGTGGTTATGATTGGTTTAGATCCATATCCACAAAGAGGAATAGCTACAGGATTAGCATTTGCAAATAAGGAGGGTACTAAAGAAATTAGTCCCCCCTTGTCTGTTTTAAGAGATGCTCTTTTCAATCCCCACAATCCACCAATTTGGCCTAATGGAGAAAATATAGAACAATTAAAGAATAATTTTGACATTACCCTCAAATATTGGGCTAATCAAGGAGTACTTCTTTTAAATTCTGCATTGACTGCTAAAATAAATGCATCTGAATTGCATCTTGATTTGTGGAGACCATTTATAGTAACTCTTTTAACAGAACTCTCTCTTAGAAACCCTGGAATAGTCTATATTTTATATGGTACTATTGCTAAAAATTTAGGAGTATACATTAATCATACTAATAATCTTGTATTAACATCGGATCATCCTTCTTATTATTCAAGATACAACAAAGAAATGGATGATGAAGTGTTTATTAGTGCAAACAATTACTTAAAAGAACACTATGGGGAAACAATTGATTGGTATGGAGTCAGAAATTCCAAAGATTGATGAAAAATTAACTAAAATTAATCCTGATTATCCAATTTTTAAATGTTTAATGGATTATCATAATGATTTTGGAACACATCCTGATAATTACAAAGATTTAATGAATTATCTTGATAAACAAACTAATGAATTTAAAATCTATTATGAATCTAGAAGAAGACTTGGATGACCAATTAGAAAATAAAAAAATATTAAATACAAGAAGAGTCTTATATGATAACATCCAATTTAGAAGTAAGTTAGAAGTAGCTTGCTACAAACGATTAGTCATTGCAGGATTCACTCCTTTATATGAGCCCCATAAATTTAGTCTAATTGAAAAATTAGTTCTTGATAGAGTGCAATACTTTTGCCCCTATAAAGAAAAAAAACTAAAGAAGTATGGTACATATCCAAGGGATTTAATGGGAATAAGTTATACACCAGATTTTTATATCCTCTACAAAAACATTCACATTTATTTCGATACTAAAGGCCATCCTAATGATGTATATCCTTTAAAGAAAAAGATGTTTTTGAGAAAATTAGAAGAGCTCGCTGTTGAATCAGATGAGGCTTATATGTTCTTTGAACCCCACAACATTAGTCAAATACAACAAAGTATTAATACAATATTAGCGTTATGAGTTTATTAAAAGATATAATTAATCTTAGTGAAAAACTTCCCGAAAAGGATAAACTTTACTTTGACAAATTTATTCAAGAAAGAAAATTTGAAGATGCTTTAAATTTAATCAATTCTATAATTTTTTTATCAGAAAAAGCGGAAGATCGTAATAATGATTACAGTTTTATAAATTTAGATAAAAAAAATCATAATTACAATTATTTAAATTTAGATAAGGAATCAATTCTATTATTGCAAAACTATTTAGTAAAATACTTAGATCAACTCAATATTGAATATGAATCTAACTTAAATATGAATGATTAAAAAAAGTATCAAAGATTTAGCTTGGGATGTTACTGAAGACATTTATAGAGCATCCCCAGCTCTTTCTTATTCCACATTAGCCACTTTTGAAAGAGAAGGGGCTAAATGTATTCCTACTCTACGAGATAAAAAAACATCTGAACCACTTAGGTATGGATCTCTTGTAGATACATTAATGACGGCTCCTGAAGAAATGGAAGATAAGTTCTACATTGCTCAAATAAGTAAACCATCTGAAGCCATTGCTTCAATTGCTAATTTAGTTTGGGAGCAAAGTGATAAATCAATTAAAACCTTAGCACAATTTCCACAAGAAACCCTTTTAAAAATTGCAAATGATCTCAGTTATGGCATGTTTTGGAAAGAAGCCACTCGATTAGATAAAATCATAGGAGAAGGTTCTACTTATTTCAAACAACTCGCATTAGCAGGTAACAAAATGATAGTTTCAGATGCTGATTATGCATTAGCTCAATCAAATATTGAAACACTTAAACTTCACAAATTTACAAAAGATTTATTCTACGATAATCCATTTGAAACAGATATTGAAGCCCACTATCAATTGAAATTTAAAACTTCATTTGAGGGATTAGAAGTACGCATGATGGCAGATAGGATAATTTGCGATCACGCAAGAAAAATCATTTATCCAATTGATTTAAAAACTACAGGCAAGCCAGAAGAGCATTTTGATGAATCCTTCGTAACTTGGTCTTATTGGATACAAAGTAATATGTACTCCCAAATTCTTGAGAAACTAATCTCTGAAGATGAATACTTCAAAGATTTTACAGTTTACTCATTTGAATTTGTATGTATCAATCGTTATGCCAAATCTCCCCTCATTTGGGTAGACCACAATAACTTGATTACAGGAGATAGATTAGACAATAATGGAATTCGCCATAAGCATTGGAAAACCCTCGCAAAGGAGCTTAAATGGCATTTAGATAGCGGTATTTACAACTACTCATATGATTCAATGATGAATAACGGAGTAAGAGTACTAAACAGTATAAAAATTATACAATGACACAAGAACTATTGAATTATTTCAATGGAGATACAATGGCTTCCCAAGTTTGGTGGGATAAATATGCTTTACAGGATACAGAAGTAACTCCTGATGATATGCATAAACGTTTGGCTAAGGAATATGCTCGAATAGAGGTTAAATATTGTCGATTACCAGAAGAAGATTTTCATTATGAAAAATTGTCTGAATATGGTAAAACTAGAGCAGATTATCATAGTGCTGTAGGGCAAATGACTGAAAATCCAAAGGATTTAGCTGCATTATCATATGTAGAGCAATTTGAAAAAGATATTTATAACCTATTCAAAGATTTCAAATACATCATTCCCGCAGGTTCAGTAATGGCCAATTTAGGTAAAGACACGCCAACCAGTTTAAGCAATTGCTTTGTTTTAGGTCAACCTAAGGATAATATTGAAAGTATATTTAATTATTCTAGAGATTCTGCACAACTATTTAAACGTAGAGGTGGAGTAGGAATTGATTTGTCTCTCCTTCGCCCTAATGGAGCTGGAGTTAAGAATGCATCAAATAGTTCTACAGGACCTATATCTTTTATGAATATATATGATGCAACTACTAAAACGATTGGACAAGATGGTAGAAGAGCTGCATTAATGCTTTCATTAGATATTAGACATCCAGATTCACCTGAATTTGTTAGATGTAAGGAGGATAAATCTAAAATTACAGCCGCTAATATTTCATTAAAAATTGGTAAAGATTTTATGGAAGCGGTTGCTAAGGATGAAGATTTTATTCTTAGGTTTCCTGTAGAACAAGATTTATCTTATTTTTCAGAAAATTATTTGGAATGTCCTTATAATACAATGATTTATTTAGAAGACCATAAAAGAAATAATGAAGTTTTCTATATCAAAAGAATTAAAGCAAAAGAACTTTGGAACAGTATTTGTCAACATGCTCATGATGATGCAGAACCAGGGATTATATTTGAAGATAACCATCTTGAATATGATCCTGCCGCAGTATACCCTGATTATAAACCAGTTACAACCAATCCATGTGGTGAAATCTTCATGGGTCCAAAGGACTCTTGTCGACTAAGTGCAATCAATTTATATTCATTTGTAGATCAACCCTTTAGTAAAACTCCATCAATTGATTTTGAAAAACTCTACGAAGTCTCATATGAACAATTAGTTCTATCAGATGATTTAGTAGATTTAGAAATTGAAGCAATTGATAGGATTTTAGATAAGATTAATCCTACTTATTTGAATGAATTTGTAAGATATAATGAAGTTGCAAAACATCTATTTACGAAACAACAATCAGAGGAATTCAAGCTCTGGTGGGAAATTAGGGAAAACGGTAGAAAAGGTAGACGAGTAGGTAATGGTTTTACAGCTCTTGGAGATATGATTGCAGCAATGAATTTGAAATATGGTTCTGATGAATCATTAGAATTAATTCAATCTGTTTTACATACAAAAATGCAAGCAGAATTAGATGCTTCTATTGATTTAGCTATTCTTAGAGGTTCTTTTGATGGATTTAATCCAGATTTAGAATATATTTCTACTCAAAAGATGGGGGGTGTATCTATTTCAGGAACAAATACATTCTATGATACAATCTATCAAATGTTCCTAACACAAGTAGATAGAATGCGTCAATATGGAAGGAGAAATATTTCAATTTCAACTGTTGCTCCAACGGGTACCGTAAACAACCTTGCGGCATAATAAAGTAATTTATTATGAGAATCGGATGAATTGCTGGAAAGCTAAAATTAATTAAATTATTTATTTAAACACTAGGAATTGTCGATTATTTATTGTACCTTTGCGGAATTGAACCCGTAAAAATTAAAAAAATGAGTAAAAGAAAACATTTTCCTATTGTTGGAACAAGATTTGGAGAATTTACAGTTATTGATGAAGAACTTGTAAAATCTAAAGATGCAAAAATACTTTATCATGTAAAGTGTTCTTGTGGAAAAGAACAATTTGTCAGAGCTTATTTCTTAGAAGTAGGTAGACAAACTTGTTGTAAAGAATGTAGAAGTAAAATAAATTATGAAAAAGCGATAAAAAATGGAACTAGTATTGGTTTTATAAAATTACACCATGAAGGTATTGGTAATTTTACAAAAACAGCATATAATCATTTTAAAAGAAATGCTAAAAGAAGAGATATAGAGTGGTCTAAAGATTTAACTCTTGAGTTCTTATATAATTTATTATTAAATCAAAATAGAAAATGTGCTCTTTCTGGTGTAGATATTGATCTAACCGAGTTTAGAAAGGGTAGTAATGTAAATTTTGAATTTATGACTGCATCTTTAGATAGAATTGATTCTTCTAAAGACTATAACCCAACAAATGTTCAATGGGTACACAAAGATGTAAATAGAATGAAATGGGCACTTGACCAAGACTATTTTATTTAGATGTGTGCTAAAATAATTAATCATGCTAATCAGCAGCCAAGTTAGGAATAAATTCCTAAACGGTTCAGAGACTACCTGAGCAGTAAATCTGCTTAATAACAGGAAGTAGTATAGTTTAGTCACTATATGAAAAAGAGTCCGATACCCTAGTAATAGGGTAGTGATATAGTCCACACTTATATGAAAATATAAGATAATGTGAAGTTTATTAACACAAACTACTTCAGGAATTGAACCTCTATTCAAAGCTGTCTATAAAAGGAGAGTTAAAGTAGAAGAGGGGGCTTATGATTTCAAAGCTGAAGATGGTCAACTCTTTAAAGAGTATTTAGTAGTACATCCCAAATTGGCTGATTTTGCAGCAAATAGTCTTGGATATCTAAAAGAAGTCATTGCTAAATTCACAGAAGATGATTGGAACAATATTTATAAGCAATCTCCTTATTTTGAAAGTACAGCTAATGATATCTCTTGGAAAGATAGGATAGACTTACAAGCATTAGTTCAACAATATACCACTCACTCCATTAGTTCTACGATTAATCTCCCCAAAGGTACAAAAGTAGAAGAAGTAGATCAATTATACCGATATGCCAATGAAAAGAATTTAAAAGGTATTACAGTCTATGTTGATGAATCAAGGGAAGGAATATTAGTTACTAATAACCCAAATAAAGGCTTATGGAAGGCCACAGAGGGACGTAGAGCACCTGAGAGACCTAAAGTATTATCAGCTAAATTAACCCCCGTTAAATCAAAGGGAATTAACTATGCAGTAATTGTAGGATTCTTAGAAGGTAAACCATATGAAGTATTTGCATATGAATTAGATACTGAAGAAAAGGCTTGTGAAGGTCATGTGATTAAAATAAAAAGAGGAGTTTACAATTTCGTATCTCCCACTTATACAGTATCAAATCTTCAATTAGCTGCAGAAAAGGTAGAAGAAAAGGCTTGTACACTATACACATCAATGCTTCTTAGAGAAGGTGCTGAAATTAATCACATCATCAAAACAGCTAAAAAGGTTAATGAAAACATTAGTTCCTTTAGTTCAGCAATGTGTAGAGTATTAGCCAAATATGCTCCAAAAGAATACAGTAGAGATCTTTGTCCCAAATGTGGACAACCACTCAAGCATGAAAACGGTTGTATCAAGTGTGATTCTTGTACTTACAGTGCGTGCTTCTTAATGTATAAACATAAAACAATTTAAAAATGATAGGATCAATAATAGTCATCGTAATTCTTATAGGCGTATATGGTAAATTCATGGCTAATCATATTACTAAGGTAATGAAAGAAGAATTTCAGTATCATCTTGGTTTAGTCAAGAAAGATACTAACTTATTTCAAGATACCATATCTTTTAAAACCAGTTATTTAAAAGGAGATTCACAACTTCCTGTTTTACAACTTAAAGTAGAGGGCAGACTCTGTAATCTACTTTTAGACACAGGGGCTAATCTCAACATTTTAAATGAATCTGTTTTTAATGAAATCAATATTAACAATAAAATAGAAGTAATCAAATGTAAGGATAACATCATTTTTGGTGGTGGATCTGAAGAACAAATAGGAACAGCTAAATTAAAATTCTCATATCAAAGAGTCAAATTTAATGATGATTTTGATATTATTGATGTCAGTAAAGCCTTCAATGAATTTCATGAAAAAACTGGAGTTCTTATCGATGGTATTTTAGGAAATCAATTCTTTAAAACAAATCAATGGAGTCTCGACTTCGATAAAATGGTAGTATGGGTGAAATAATTAAATTAAAATCAAGGTATTCTAATGTCAAGTCTATATTGAAACAGATGATTCCTTTGAATTCTGACAATGAGAATACTTTTAAACTTGTTACAGATGCTCAATCAGTCAGATGTGGTTATATGGAAGATGGCTCATTTTGGATTGATCCAGAAGGGGGACCAATGCTTCAAAAAGGAAATACAATTGAAGGAAGAGTGATTAAAAATATCACTCATTCTTATGAAGTAGGCTACATAATTACTTTTGAATAAATGCTTACAGAAGTTTATGATTTAGAAACAATCATAAATCTTTTTACTTATACTGGATACTGTTTACAAGATAAACAATATTATCAATTTGTTATACATGATTCTGTCAATCAATTAGAAGAGTTAGTTGCTCATCTGAAAAGACCTCAACTAGTACAAGTAGGATTCAATAATGAAAACTTTGATTATCCACTTATACATCACATTCTCTCTAATTATGAACGGCTACAATATCTCACAGGCTCTGAAATAGCTGCTGAACTCTATGAAGAGGCTCAGCGGTTAATCAGAGGTGAGGAATACAATGTAGTCCCTGATAGGAAGAAATATATATCACAAATTGATTTATTTTTGATTTGGCATTATAACAATGCTGCTAGAAGAACAAGTCTAAAAGATTTAGAATTTGCTATGAATATGCAAAATATTGAAGAAATGCCTATAGCACACAATCAATATTGCCGATGGGAAGACATATCAAGTGTACTCTTGTACAATAAAAATGATGTAGAAGCGACTGTTTTATTCCTAGAGGCAACTCTTGGACAAACAGATTACTCACTGTACAAAAAGAAGAATAAACTCGCTTTAAGATTTCAATTAGCTAAAAAATTCAATATTCCCTGCAACAATTATCCTGATGTCAAAATTGGTGAACAATTAATGCTTCAACTCTATTCAAGAGCAACTGAAAAGAATCCTTGGGATGTTAAGAAATTAAGAACTCCTAGAGAATCAGTTGATTTAAAAGACTGCATCCCACCTTGGTGTCAAATAAGATCAAAAGAATTTAATCGATTCTTAGAACTCATCAAAAACACTAAAGTAAAAGGAGATAAAAAGGAATTTGCACATTCAATCATCTTTCATGGAATCTCATTTGATTTTGGTTTAGGTGGAAGTCATGGATGTATCAACTCAGGAATATATAAATCTGATGAATCTGGAGTCATTTTAGACTTAGATGTGTCATCTCTATATCCCTCAGTAGCAAAATCATTAAATGCATTTCCTGCACACTTAGGAATTGAATTTATGGATTTGTATAGTCAATTTATTGAAGCTAGACTTGCTGAGAAGAAGAAACCTAAAGGAGAAAGAGATGAAGTACTAATTGAAGGATACAAATTGATTTTAAATGGCACATATGGTAAGTCTGGTGAAGACACTTCATTCCTATTTGATAAACTCTACACATACAAAACAACTATTGCTGGTCAATTGTTCATATGTATGTGGGCAGAACGAATGGTTGAAGTTTGTCCTGAGTTACAGTTTATTCAAATTAACACTGATGGTATAACCATTAAACTCCCTAAAGAAAAGATTCCTCTTATCATGGAAGTATGTACACAATTGACCAAAGAGACTACTCTTGAAGTTGAAGATGCTTACTATAGTCAAATGGTTATTAGGGATGTCAATAATTATATGGCTCAATATTCTGATGATATTGAACATATCAAATATAAAGGCTGTTTTGAAATTGACAAGGAATACCACAAAGACAATTCAATGCGAATTGTTCCTATTGCTTTAAAGAATTATTTCATCAACAACACACCCATTTCAGACACAATTAGAACTCATAAAAACATATATGACTTCTGTATTAGATTAAAATGCAATCACTCCAGTAAAGCTTTATACAGCTATTTAGATGAAGATGACCGAGTTAAAGACTTAATTCTCTCTCGTACAACTAGATATTTCATTAGCAAAAAAGGTGGTGCATTGAGTATTTATTATAATGGTGCAACTAATCCTAATAAAGTAAACAAGGGTTACACAGTTACTCTATTCAATAATTTTGTTGAACGAGAGGACTACAACATCAACTACAAATTCTATGAGATTGAAACTAACAAAATCATAGATACAATTGTAGATAATCAATTAAATATGTTTTAAATGTCTGAAGAAAAATCTATAAGATACAATGAAGGTAAACCAAAGTGGGGTTATGTCCACTTTGAATCCCTTGTACCAATGATTCGTGTACTTGAATTTGGAGCCAAAAAATATGAGCCAGATAACTGGAAAAAAGGATTAGATTTAAAAGAAATCCTTGAGTCACTTCAACGGCATCTCGCTAAACTTATGGACGGTGAGGAGAATGATGAAGAAACTGGGATTTCACATATGGGCCACATTCAATGTAATGCGATGTTTTATAATTACCATAAAAATAAACAAAAATAACAAATGCAAACACAATTAGTAATTCTAGTTGGCCCTCCAGGAACAGGAAAAAGTCATTATGCCTATAAAACTGCTAAAAAGAATCCCTTAAAATGGATTGTAATTAGTCGTGATGGTATTAGACGTTCTCTTGGAGACAAAAAATCACATCTAATATTTAAACAAGACAAGGAAGAAATCCTATCGTCTATTGAATTTGATGCAATTGTAACATCTCTTTCCTCTGGGTTTTCTGTAATTGCTGATATATCTAACAATGGTTATAAAGGACAATTTGATGGTATCCCAGACATCATTTGTCCTTATCAAGTATCTATTCAGATTAAGTATTTCAAATGCTCAATCTGGTTAGCTACCTTGAGAGATCTGTGGAGAAGAATTAAAGGAGGTCATATGGTTGGTTATCAAAGAATTAAACGACTACACAATCAATTTTACATTCCTAAAGATTATAGAAACGACTATGGAAATAATTAAAGATTCAGTAATCAGTATTCACATTTCTGGTGATAAAGAAATTAACACATTTCAATCTATTGTTGAAAAAACATTTTCACAAAATAGAATGATGGGGTTTAATCGAAACAAACTCACAACAGAAGAGAGTGATTTTTTAGAACAAATATACCAAAATATTAGAAAATGAAATTAATAAAACCTTCTGTTGAAGTAATCAAACAAATAGAGAATCATGATATTTATAAACACATAGCAACTTGTTATGCCTTTATACACAATATCAAAGTCCCTGAGACATTAAAGGAATGCAGAAAAATTGTAGATACTTTAGAAATAAACAATGATGTAAACATGCTTTGTCATAGTGCTGTATATTTGACTCTACCCCTTACTGAATTCTATGTTGATAAATACAGTGACGAAAATAAGTGTGATGCATATGAAGATCTTCTTGCTAAGAAACTACATGTAACAACTACTTATGATTACATCTTTGAGAATAACTATTTTAATGATTTACAATACCTTAATTCTCAACCAGTTATACATGAAAAGATGATTACCGTCAAATTTGTTTTAGACAAATTGGGTAGACAATCTCTTCAACAACTTGGAGATGCATTTTCAATCACTCATGGAAATAGTTTTAACTTCAACTATGGTAAGAAAAGAAATAATACTCAAATCTCATTTCTTATACCCTCTTATCTGAATTTAGAACCAGGATGTTATATGCCTACTAAATTAGAGGATAAAACTGTTTTTAGACATACTGCTACAGGTAATGTACACAAATTGATTACAGACAATCTAGGAGTAAGCCCTGAGATGTTTAAAACATTTAGTTGTGATGAACAATTAGACCATACAAAATACATTAAAGAAGCAAATGTAATCCATTCATTTTTGACAAGGCGTTTTGAGAATGAACAAGAAGTCTACAAACTCATTGATAATAAGCAATTTACACCTAAATCATATAGGAATATAATGACTTATTTTGGTGAGGAACATGCACTTGTTACAGCATCTCATTATGCTTGGACAACATTTATGAATAAAAGAATGGATCTACTTATTGGACCAAATACTAAAAAATTATTTACAGAAATACAGCATCAATTATGAATATAAACTTTTTTAATGAAAAAAATCTACTTAAAACTAAAAATACAAAAAGAGAAGTAGTTCCTATGAGAGGAGATTTAATCTCCTTTGTTAGAGATGTATATTATGTTGTTGTTTCAATTGAATATCATTATGAAAATGAAATCATAATCATTAGATTAGACAAAGTATGAAAATATTAATTATAGGAGATGTGCATGGAGAAGATATAATTTGGAATTTAGCTGATTTAAATCTTCTTCAAGCATTCCCATATTTGGACACAGATTTTGACTATTATATCTTCTTAGGAGACTATGTTGATTCCCATGTAATACATGCACCAAAAATAATTGAGAATCTTGAAAAGATTATTCAATTAAAAAGGAATTATCCTGACAAAGTAATTACTCTTATGGGAAATCATGATTTGTCTTATATGTTTGGTCATGATAAATTCCCATGTTCAGGACAAAATGTTCAATATGGTAGTTTTATCTCTAAACTTTTAACAGACAATAAGGACATATTTCAACCTCTTTTCTATATTGATAATCTACTATTTTCTCATGCTGGAATTTCAAATAGATGGTTAAAGGAATTTAATCAACAATTTGGTATTACAGATGGTAAATTACATCCTAATGCAATCTCAGAATCTTATTACAAAGCTGTTTCAGAAAAACCAATGGACATATATTCTGCCATTTTTGATGTAGGTATGTTAAGAGGAGGAGATAGTCTCGTAGGAGGTCCATTTTGGGCTGATTTTAAAGAAACTGTAATAGATATAGTACCTGATTGGCATCAAGTAGTAGGACATACACCTGTAAAAAAGATCCAAACTGTTCAATATTGCAAAGACGATATTGACATGGGATCAATCACATATATAAACACTATCCCAGCTACAACGAAGGTTAGTGAAATCGCTTATGCTTTGGAAGTATAACAATCGTTATCAGTTTTATTAAGGGTTTTACTGGTAACAAAAAGAGGGGAGTCACATTTAATTGTGCTCCCCTTACTTTTTAAAAATTAATTAAAATGAAAAAATCAAATTGTAAAACAAAATCATCTACAGTTCATTATATATACGGCAATTTAAATGTTGAAGACTGTATGTTTGCATTTATAGAATATACTAGAGAAAAAATGTGGACTGTATCTTTTAATCCTTTATTTCCACGTACTTATTTTAGAGGTGGAATAAATGGTGGTATAGAACGCATTACCTTTCAAAAATTATGGGAAGAATTCTCAACTAATACAGAAATATAAAAAGGGAGAGTCTAAACAACTCCCCCTTTCTTTTTTTTACTACTCGCTTGTTCAGATTATTGAACCTTCAAGAATACTAATGCTTGATCTGGATTAAATACCTTATACAATGTTCTATTCATTGGAACTGTTTCTAACCAGAATTTCTCACCCTTATACATTCCTTTATACCTACCAGATTGAATCTTATCACCATAATTGACTACATTAAATACATCCAAGACTCTCTATACATAATCACTAGCAGCAGCAGGTGATTTAACAATTGTAAACAACTGTTTGGGTAACAACCATGTAGGAGTCATAGCCCCTATTTCAGTCTAAAGACGTCTCATTTCATATTCAGCAAATTGACTAAACCACGTATCTTCATCAGGCCATTCAATTAATCCAAGAGCTAGTGTTAAAGATGCAAATGTACCTAATTCAGCAAGTGCTCTTTTAATATTACCTTTTTCTAACTTACTTAATTCACTCCATTTCTCACTCATAAGTGCAAACTAGAATCCTTTTAAATCCTTAGCAAATTGACCCATAAAGTTAAAGAATGATCTATAATATCCCTCAGTCCAATCACCTGCCTAGTAGTTATATTGAGCCTTACCAGCTCTTCTGTTCCATGCAGCGGGCATCCATTTCCTAAACATATAAGCCAATCGCATAATTGCATGTTTTTGACTCATATTCATGTCCTATTTATTATAAATCCCCTAGAGTGATTGATTCACATATTTGATTCTATTGTAGATTTCATCTCTATCTTTACTAGTAAATTCACTTCCATCCATTTTGGTGTAACCCTATTTGACAACAATCTTACCCCCCAATCTCAAATCATTCCCTTTTACAGGAACTACTTCCATTGCATCAATTAAATCAACTTCTTTACCAGATGAATCTTTCATTTTAATCTTACTCAACATTGCTAATCCTGAAACACTAGACATCTAATGTTCACCAGCACGAGTAAGGAAGAAGAGGGTGCTTGTATTCATAAATCTTGCTAGACCCTTTTGATCCATCTATAATTCATGTGCTCTTCCTTCTGCATCCTATGATATATTAAAGTACTCAATTAGAAGTGACAACTTATCAGTTTTGATTCTGTTTCCAATATTTCCTAAAAGCTGGGGTAACATTTGTGTATAAGTCTTATTTGCTTTAGCTAAATCTTTTACATTGTAATACTAACCAGCAACAGCTTCAATCATCATCATTACATTACCCGTCAATAAGTTAGAAGTACCAGCTAATCCATTCAATGCTAGATTGTTAAGTGAAGTCATTCTATTGACAAAATCTGCAGTTTTAGCTTTATCTATTTTACTATTACCAAATGTGCCTTCATCCTCTTTAAATCTACCATAAATCTACATGTCCATATAGTCATTGAATTTAGCTAACATGTTAGAGGCATCAGCATTTTTAGTCATCTTATTGCTAAATTCTCTACCAAATCCTTGAATAGTTTGCATAATAGGTTTACCATTTTCAGTCATATCAACTACTCTCTATTTCATTAGATCTCTAGTTAATTCTAAAAGATGAACGGCTTGATTCATTTCATTGAATTCAACAGCCATACTTGCATACGCAGCTAATGAAGAAGTAGCATCTGTGGATAAATCATCCATATTATCTAATTTACCTACAAAGTAAATTGGAAGAGTCATTACTTTATTTCCTTCAAAATCAAGTAAATTCTTTGTATCCGCAAGTCCTTCACCCCCAAATTCAATATCCTTTTCTCTCCTATACAATAGATCCTTAGCACTCTCTTTAACTGTATTCATTGCACCCTTCACAGATTTAGCACCTTTAATACGTTCAATCAGATCCTTACGAATCTAAACAGCATTGTAGTTATTTCTACTTCCTTGAGGTAAAAATGAATCCAATTCTTTTTTAATACGCATGAAGTCATTATAATAATCTTTTTCTGCTTTACTTAGTTTGTTATATTTATTAGAGGAGTATATGTTTTTAGTGGGTAGAGTATCTTCGCCAATCTTTTCAGTATTAACCTAGTACCAATCATATAAATCTTTCTATCTACCTTCCCACTATTCTTGAGTAGGATGTACTCCGTATTTGACATCTAATTCTTTTTTATATTTATCTTTAGCTAATTCAAAAGCAGTATAGTCTAATTCAGCAATGTATTTACCAGTCAAATTACCATTCTTATCTCTATCATGTATAAAATCAGTATTTTTGATTCCTGCATCCTCTAGAGTCTTCTACATAGCCTATAACTCTTTCATATAGTCTAACGTCCTTCTGATTGAATTCTATTTAAATGAGTCAACAGAATGATTAAATAATCTTAACATCTAATCAGATGAATCTGCCATAGAGTCCATCCATCTATCGAAGAATCCAATGTCTTGCGAGGAGTGGTCCAATAATTCTTCTAGAGTAAGAGTTTGTCCTTTTAATTTACCCATCTTCATCACTAATGAATCTCCTACAAATGGTCTAAGGAAGTCTAATACTAAATCCCTACTAAAATCTCTATATTGTACCTCTAAATAAGTACATAAATCTGACAATTCATTTAATTCTTTTTTGAATTCAGTAGAGTATTGATTAGTCTTTTCAACATCATCTCTAACCATCTCTTCTTTTAACTCTTTTACACTTCGAGTATATGAAGCAGTGAAATTCTTAATAGTCCTAAGCATTGCAGCCATTTGATTTGTAGTAGTTGCTCCACTATTACCTTCACCCATTCTAACAAAAGCAGCTTGATGAGATTTTAATTCTTCCGCAGCATTGGTAATAAATGTATATAATCCTTTTGCAAACTATTTATTTTCAATATCTGCATCTAATTCATTAATGTAATCTCTCTATAATTCATCTACAATTCCATGTACAGCTCTTTTTTCAGCAATACGCCTCTATTTAATCTTATTCTAAATGACATTAGTAAGAATCTCTTCTTGTTTCTTCACTCTATCCTCTAGAGCAAACAATTTAGTCTATTGTCTAGATATATTTTTCAAATCAATCTTATCAGCCATTCTATTAGCCAATAAATCCTATGCGAATTCACCAACTTCTTGATTAACTTGTTCAATTGCTTTCTATAAATCCTATTCTAAACCCTTCTTACCATTGAAGAATTGTTTAATTGCATCAAAGAAACGAGTTAATAGACTCTTATATGGTGTATTAGGAATTGGTTCATTTTTGATCCAGTGTTTAGATACTAATTGACCAAGTGCTTCTTTAGCTAAGAGAAATCTATCTCCTTCATATTGAGCATCATATGCATCATAAGCTGTACCTAAAACCTCTTCAACCATTCCTTCCTGTCCAAGTAGATTAATTAACCTCTTGACTACAGGATGATTATCCCCAAGTAACTCAATAAAAGCATGAGCGAATTCTTCAGGGATGGCCTTTTGACCTCTTTCATCTCTACTTACTCTAATAGTCTCTAGGAGCCCATCTACAGTCTTTTTAGCTGTCAATGTATCCATAACTCCATTAATACCCATCTACTCTTCTACCTCAGTTAAAAAGCCATCTGAGATGCCATATTGCTTACCTAACTCTCTTAGTTTTGTATTCAATGCAATATTGACATCCTAATCCTTCTCTAAGTTTCTCTAAGAGTATAATACAGTAGCATATGGATCATCTTTACCTTCTATTACTTTTATATGACGTTTTCCATTAGTGGCTAAATTAGACTTCATATGATAAGATAAGGCTAAAGGGTTGTTAGGATTATTAAATCTTTTTACAATTTCTCTAGCATTCTCCATAGTATAGTTCTTTACCTTATTATTTGAACCATATCTACCCCACTAATGATCTAATTCATCTATATAAGATTCCTATGATTGCAACTCCATCATTACTTTGACAGGCCCCAATAGGAATTCACCATTTTCATCTACAGGTAAAACCTCTTTATATCCATCTATTTTTGCTGGGTCTACTAAACCTTTATAAATCTGTGTCGCTCTCTCATAGGTGGTAGATTGGAGTAGACCTCTATTTAGTCTACTCTCAATCTTATTACCATTCCTATCAGTGATCGTCATAATTGTTATACATGACTCTCCCATATTAATTATTTTTTACAAAATGTTTGCCCGTTTTCATCAGTAGGCTCATGAGTACTATTATTAACTTCTTTTTTAATTTCATCCATTTTCTATCTAAGGAATGAACTAGTTGTTGATTCACCTATATGAGGAGCTGGAGGAGTTACATCTTCAAATCCTTCCATAGGCATTGTTTCTGGTCCTTCAACATCATCCTCTTCATATCCCTTGTATTTAGGATCAATCTATGATTCCATATCTTCCATGTTTAATCCATTTTGATATTCAAGGAATTTATTAGGAATTCCTATTGGATTTTCTATGAGAGAATACTAAGTAATATATGTATCAGATCCTAACAATTCAGTATCTCCATATTTGCTATAGTAATATTCAACTCCATTTAATTTTTTCATGATTATAGGAAAACTAATTCCTTTTCTAATCATAATTTGTCCATTTCTAGATTCATCTACAGGTGTCTAAATTTGAATTGCTTCATTTAACTCTTTATTTCCATTAATAAATACAGAATCATCAATCTCATTCATTTCAGGAACAAACTTTCTCAGATTTCTATGATTCATTAGAAATTGATTTACAAATCTATCATAAGCATGTTTATCCTCTTTCATCAAATTCAATTTAATCAAGGTTCTTCTATAATTTGGAATTGCCAATCTAACATTTACAGGAGCAAGATGAATAAAACTAGTTGGTCCAAATGCGAATCCGTTTCTAAAATAACTATAAGCTAATAAGTCAGTTGCTAATTTCTTAGCCTCATCTCCCATAGATAACAATGAATCCCAATCTCTTGTTACACTGTCTTTCTAATTAGGTGATAGAGAACCTACATTACTAAATTTTATAATCTTTTTACCCTTATCATCAGTTCTAACTTTTAATCCCTATATAAGAACTAATTCACCAATTTCCTTATTAGAAGTTTTTAATTTCTCAAATTCATCAGGGAATTTATTAATATAATAGTCTCTCTTAACTTGAGCTTCTTGAGCAGTTTTGCCCCCAAAGAATTCCAATTCAGAAGTGATGTATACAAATAAATCATTGTAAATCTATTTAACCTATTTAGCAGTTAAACTCCCTTTAGAGAATTCAAATGTTTTAGTCAAATTCTTAATCGCCTTAATTACTTGTCTAAAAGATTCTTTTGCATATGGGTAGTATTGACTCAAGAGCAATTCAGAAGTTTCTAATCCCAGAGTATAATTAGCCTAAACCATTGGTAAAGTACTCTCATTGATTGTATCTCTTAGTCTAGCAATATTCTCTTTTTTAGAGAGACTTCTATCTTTTAATATATCAACTTTAATCAATTTAGCTCCTTCAAGAGGAAAATTCTTACTATCAGTTTCTTCCATCAAATCAGTAACATCATCAATTTTTAAATCTGTATCTGCTTGGCCGGGTCCTGTTGAACCCCCACTTGTATCACTACGCATAGATGAAACCACTCGTGAAAGAACCTATCCAGTACTGTATGAAGTCTTAAATGCATTAGCTATCTTCAATTGGAATACATAATACTATTTATGTTCAGCAGGAGTTAACTCTTCTCCATTTGCAATAGCATTTCCATAAACAATTGCTGTAGCCATATCACTTTGAGATAAATCTGAATTGGTGTAATCCTATTCTGTTGTAGTATAATCTGTTTTATAAGTTTTACCAAAGAATTCTTCAATAGTCTTTTTAATTGCATCTCTTTTACTTATTCCACTATCACTCAATAGTTCATAAGTATTAGTCATTTCAATTACAATTGGCTATGACAAAAACAAACCAACTGTTCCATGAGTATGACCTAATCTGAGTAACAATGAAGCTAAATCAGCTGTAAATCCATTCAAATTTAAATCACTTAATACAGGATCTTTTACAGCATCTACAGAAGCAGCTACAGGTTCAGAAGTATTTCTACTAATATACTATCTATGTTTATTAAAAATTTCATGCAAACTTAAATATAATTCACCTCCAATTTTAACCCCAAATTCTTTTTTAACCGCTAATTTGGTTCCTTGAATGACTGCATGATTAGCATTGTGATTAGCAAATATACCAATTAATGCACCAGCAGTGTGATTCTATTTGTGAAAATAAGTCTGAGTTGATGGACTAAGTGGGTCTAATTTCTCTTTGTACTTCTCAGCCATTTGATTTAGAGTTTCTAAACCTAAACTATTCAAGTATTTAGGAACATTTGCTACTTCTTTTTCATCAATGACTTTAAAAAATCCTTTTTCTATAGCAATTGCTTCAAATTCTCTATATTCAGCAAGTTTCAATCCTTTATTAATAGTTACAACTCTAGCTGATTTCTTTAATCCATCAAATGCTCCAGGATTAATCATATTCTATACAGTATCAGGATTGGTTAAAATCCCCCACATGATGTCAATAATTTGATTGTTTCTGGCTTTTAAACTATTAATTAATGATGGATTTTCTAAAGCGGCTTTTTTAAATTCTTCCCAAGATTGTAAACCTTTTTCTTCAGCAATCTATTTTACATTATCAGCATTAATATCTTTTAACTCTGTAACATATTTTATATATGTGATATAATGATTTAATGTAGGTGTTTCTTCAAATTTAACTTTTTCAATTATTTCACCAAGAAAATATTTAGATTCACCATTTTCATCTTTTAAATCCCTACTTTCTAACCAATTTTCAAATACTTTATATTCATTACTTTCTTTATCAAGTTTATCTGCGTTTTCCTTATAAGTTAAATTTTTAATAGTTTTAAACTACTCTCTATTTTCTTTAGGATCAACCCCCATTTGCTACATAAGTTCTGTAACGAATTTATTTCTATCATATTTTTTAATTGTATTAAATTCCTAAAACATTGCATACAATTTGTCCACGTCAAAATCTAACCCAGCAATAGTAGTTACCTCTTTAGGCATCATTATTGCACTACCAGAATTTCCAGGCAAGAAACCTTTAATATATAAAGGAAACATTGAATATTTATTCTCAGTTGGAATCCTATAACCAATCAGTTTCCTCAATTCATCTGGGAGTACTTTTAATGGATTACCATTCTTGTCTTTGAGATTCTTATGAACAGCATCTACATCCAACAGACCTGTTTTAGGGTCCATGAGAGCTTCAAAGTATTCAGAGGAATACCAAGGCATATAACATTCAATATATTCAATATATTTCTCACCATTGTCATTAGTTGCCCATTTGATGTTTAAATCATCATGAACTCCCCAAGAAGTCACATGAACTAATGAACCACCTTTAGTCTTCTATTTAGTAATCTCATTTTTAATTCCTGAATGCAGTAAACTCGATGTACGATCTGAATGAATCTAATCACTATAAGGAAGTGTAGGAAATCCATCTTCAGCAAGTTCAAGAGCTTTAGCCATTTCTGGACTATATCTCTTACTTCCATTGACTTCTTTCTTTAATGTATCATTAACTGCTTGTTTATCTCTGAGACTATCTACAGTCCTGTAGAATGAGCCTAATAGATTCTCAACATTTAAAGCGGCATATATCTATGTGATCTAATCCTTTGTATAATCTTTTCCATTAACCTTATAAATCTAATTTGGATTTAAATCAGATAGAATCAATTTCCTAATCTAAGTACCAAACCCTTGTGTAGTATCCATGTAGTGACTAGGTACAGGCTGTACAAGTGCATAATCATCGTAAGGAATACTATGGACTATCTATGGATTATATCGTCCTACATTAGAGCTAATTGATTCCTATAGGTATCCTTTAATTGCTTCTTTAGTAGTAAATTCATGCACATCCAATGCACCCTATCCACCTACTTTTACAGCACTAGAGAACTAAACTACATCAATCTGATTCTCTTCCATAAATTCTTCAATAGCCGAGAGCTAAGGAGACTTCTTAAGTATGTTAGAGAAGATTAATAGAAATTCTGCATTCTTATTTTGTATAGGAGTTCTAAGTAACTATTCCTTATTGATCCCAGTTGCTTCATCTTTTACTAATCCTTGATTAGCTATTTGAGTATAGACAAATGGTTTTTTAGGTTGCCAAATTGTATTGAAATCATTTGCATCAAATTTGACATCCTCCCCTTTTTGCATCTTTTTGAGTTTATCAAAAACTCTCTGCATCTCAGGAGTCCATTGTCCAGACATATCCATGATTGCTCTATAAGAGGATAAACTCCTATATGCTTGAGCATCAGTTACTTCTACTTGATTCTCATTCTTATCATTAGTACTATACTTCTCTAAAATCAAATCTCTATCCTTTGCAGTCATTGTGCCTTTTTTGACAAATGCATCAAGAGCTTCTTTAATATCTGCTAAAGTATTTGAAACTGATTTGAAATCCTTGAGAAATATTGTATTCTCAATAGTTCTACCATGTTCTGACTATGTATCCAATCTTAATCCTGGAGTATGAATCTGTTTCATACGTTTCTATACATCTCCTAGATTCTTGTAGTAAGCTAAGTCAGTAGTAGTGATTTGAAGCATTTGTGATTGAGCAAACCTTTGATTCCAAAAGTAATTCCTCAATTCCTTTTCAGCATTTTCAACACTACTTAGATTCTATAGATGTTTAAGAGTCTTTCCATCATCAGTCATTTTAAATAGACCAATCTTTCTATATCTCTTCTTTTCCTATTCATACAATAAATCTGTTTCTACTTTAATTGTATCTTTTAGAAATTTAGTAAACTTTTCAACAGTATCAGGCATTACTGATTTTAAATCTATTGATTCTTGATAGGTATCAAATTCTTTAATATACTTGTCTAAGAATGGTAAGAATTGGAATTCTAATCCTTTTGTTTCAAAATTATCAATAGGAGCAATCTATCCTTTAGCAATTTGATTCTGTCTATTTCTAACCATTTTAATCCTATCATACTCCTACATAGCAACATCATAGAATCCATCTAAAAGAGATTCTTCCCAATTCTTGCTAGTCTAATCATTGTATTTATGAAATCTTACAAATTCTGCAGAAGGTGCATCAGCTAAAATGAATTGAGGAAACCATGCTACTTTATTAGTAGTATCGATTGTATTTGAGTATTCATTAATCATCATTATTGTATGATCTAATGCACTCAATTTAGAGTATTCCTTTTTATTGTAGTTCAATACAACCTTGTGTGAAAATAACTCTCTCGATTTTGCATCAGTGGCTAAATCTCTTAACCACGCATTTCTATATTTACCATTTTGATAAAACCAATTGTACTATTCATACTCTTTTGCAAAGAACTCTTTTAATTCTTCATCTGAGTATTCAGTTCCTTTCAACTTATTCATCAAATCTGCCATATATGAAGGAGCTGTAAATGAGTAGTAACTCTTCTAATTCTCATAGACAGAACTTCTCATTAACTATGTATTAGACCTCTATAGGATTTCTGCAATTCCCTTGTAATCAGCAGCATATGCATTAATGAAATCTAAATGAGTTGCTTTACTTCTATCTAACCCATTAGTTATTCGCACCAAATTGTCTAACATTTTAGTAAACATATGATTTATGGTCATAGTCATGCCAGGAACATTTGGTGATTTAGGTATGTATTGAAGTGCTTCTAAGAGAGAAGTTATATCTGTATCAACTCCTAAAGCTCCTAAGATGTCTTTAATCTTACCAATGTTGTTATTGACATATTTGGTAATCTCTTCAATTGATTTACCTTTAATATCATCAACCATACCATCTATTTTAGGCTAATCATCGGTTTCTTTCTATCCTACAAGAGTAAGTTTAAGTGTTGCAAGATTGTCTCTATCAATGTTTCCAGCATCATCATAGACTGAATTGAATGATAGTAAGGTTTTACTCTCCATAATTGCTCTCCATTCATCTAAGAAATAAGCCACTCCATCGGGTTTATTCAACTCTTTAGTCATATAGGTATAAGACCCATCAGCCATTTTCTTACGAATTTGAACCCAATAGGACATAAACACTTTTCTAAAATCTTGATAGAATATACTATGTAACTATTGATTATCTTCAAGAGCTTTGACAATACTATTAACCCAAGGTTTAGTTTTGGCTAATCTATTGAGTATAGGAATCATTTGACTTGATTTAGTCATACCACTCAATTGTTCAATTAGAACTCCGTGAGAGACCTCAGAATCAAGGTATCTAGGCATATCTAAATCATCTAAATCTTCCCTTCCCTTAAAATCTAATTTAGGGATTTCCATGAGGATCTTCCTAGTCTATTGACTCAATGCTTGTAGGGGATCAATGAATTTGTGTTTAATCATCCATCCATCCTTTACAGGTTCTTCATCGTCATTAGTCTATTCAACTCCATCAATGTCATCTGTAAGTGATTCAGGTATATCTTCGTCTTTATTTGGTTTGATTGTTTGCAATTGACCATTCATGAATTTAATATCAACAGCTTCGTGATCTGCAAGAATCCTTGGAGTTTCTCTAATTAATAAATCAAAATTGTCAACTATTTTTTGTAGTTCCCCCATCTAATATTCTGTAAAAGTATCAGCATTTTGACTCTGTTCAATGAAGTAATCCTTTGTCTCCTCATAAATTGCACTTATACCATATTCATCAATGATTTCTTGTCTTGTAGAATTAGGTCTAAGTTGTTTTTGAATTGCATCAACAGTATTACTAAATTCCCTAGCTACTAGATTAACCCTATCAATTCGCATTTCTGGTCTGTAGAGTCGGTCTAACTCATTAGTGATTGTGATTTCTTTAATGTGTACAATTTCTTTGGCTACTTGTTCAATTGCTTTCTATTCAATATTGTTACTTACCTATTTTTGAGAATTTATGGTCTAAGACACATTTTCAACAATTGTATTGTAGTGTATTATTCTGTTTGGTATATATACGTCATTTTTTCCATAACCAGTTAATTCTATTTTATTTATATCGAATTTAGTAGCAACTATATCAAGTATATATTTTACAGCATTATTATAATATCCAAATAATTCAATATATCTAGCAGCATCTATATGATTTTGAGGTAAAATCATATTTAATTTTTTTAATTCGTCACTACTAGATTTTAATGTGCCTATAATATCATTAATTTCTTTAATCTCAATATTATAGTTATTTTTTAATGTATCTAAGACAGTTAATAATTTATTATAAGTGTAATTTCCAACAAGATCTTCTATATTACTCCTAAGTCTACTTGTTCCAAATTTTTCAACAGGAAGTTGTTCTACAAATTTAAGTATGTCCTCTTCTGAAAATTGTTTAAATTCTTCTTTTTTTATAGTATATGGATCACCTAAATATTCATATACATTATTACCATCTTGCTCAATTTTAAATACATAGCCAACTCCTTCTTTAACTTCCTCTACATTTTCTATAGGAGTTTTAGTAAGAGTGGGTTGGATTGATTCATCCACATTATTAGCAATCCCCAAATAATCCTTAAATTCTTCTTCTACAGGAAAATGTCCATCAGCAAACAGATCCATCTAAGTTCCTATTTTAGCAGCAGCTACAACAGGATCTAGTCCTGTTGCTTTTGCTAAACTAATTACATCTTTATTTTTATACGGTAAACAATTATTTCCCATTATTTATTATTTTATACAATTGAGTTCATGTTCCTTTTCTTCTTGAGTTAATGCATCAAATGACTCATTAGTAAAACCTTTTTTCACTAGAGGACCTTTTAAATTACTTTCAAGACTTGCAAAGTTAGGTATTTTTTTCGACAATTCCTAATTTTTTAGAACATTTGTTTGACTATTTTTGAAATCAGTTGATTTTTCTCCATAACTTCCCATAAGATTTGGATCTCTTTTCAGTTTGATGCCGAGAGGAGAAGAGGAAGGGGTGCTTTTAGTCTCTGATTCATTTGATTTTTCAGTAGGTACATTCTATTTATAAACCAGTGTATTTACATTCAATATAGATCCATCCTAAACTTTCCATTCGTCTTTACTAACTTTATGATTCTATTCAAAATCAGTTCCAAATTTACCATTGACTCCGTCTCTAATATAGGCTAAATCAAGTATTGGTTTTGTTACAATTTTACTTGTAATCACTTCACCATTTGAATCAGTTACTACACCGTTGTCTACAAAATAATCAGTACCACCTTTAGTTACTTTAGTTCCTTTAATTACACTTTCAGATTCAACTACTGGATTTGTTTTAGGAAGTGATTTCACTTGTAAAACTATCCCATTAGTCTATAAACTAGGTGCTACGAAGTCAATAGGAGTCCCTGATGGCGTTTTAGCCTATATATAGAACCATACTGTCTATACACCTGATTTAACCATAGAAGTCTTTAAAACATTACTATCGTATAACTCTTCATTGTATCCAGGAGTATTAATCTTAGACGCATCTACATTGAATAGAATATCATTCTTGTATAGGGATTCATAAATCTAATCCTTGATAGATTCAACATCATTTCTAGCTAAATTCTTTGGTGGGTATACTTTGTTTGGATTTTTATCTTGTTCAGTTAACCAAATTTTATCAACTCCAGTTTCTCTGTATATTCCGTCAACCCCTAATTCTTCTTTTCTAATAATTAGAGTAGATTTATCCTTGCTTAATCCAATGTGAATGGCCTATTTATTTGAACTAATGGCTGTTTTTTTATCCTTTGCCATTTTACTTTCACCTAAAAATAAGGCCTCAGATAATTCATCATAACCATCTTTAACATCTTCAGGTTGTTGAGCTTTTGCTAATGTATTAACGGCTTTATCAATCTACTGGAACATTGGGTTAGCCTATGTAGTGACATCTGCTCTATCAAATTCTTTTTTATTAAATGTCTTTACAGTCAATGGTACAGATGCATAATTTCCATCAGCCATCTTCTCATGCATATAAACCATCCCAGGTTTATTAGGAGGAGTTATTTTGTTTACTGGAACAGTTGAGTGATCAAAATAGAATGCTAATCCTGTAGAAGCAATCGAGAATACTAAATTCTTCTTATCCACGTTTTTAGTTGTGTCATTTAAATCAGTATCCTTACCTCTTTTCTATTCAACATATCCACCATTGACTTTACCAATCTTTGTGGTTTCAGTAATCTTGCCAGTCTCAGCATATTCTTTTTCAATTCTATCTCTAAGTTCTGTTAATCCAGTAAAGTCACCAGATTTCTTATACCCATGAAGACTACCAATGATTTGATTATTTGGCCCATGAGTAATAAATATAGTATCAGCATGAGATGATTTCTTTTTTCTAAATTCAGGATCAATCATAAATCCAATTGTATCTCCTTCTTTTATATTGAATTCACCTTTTTCATTAGGTTTATTTAAATAATCCCAAGTACCCTAATTAGTAAAGTGGTCATATTTAGATGCATCATGTGGAAATATATCTTTGTGAGGAATAAAATTACCTTTTTTCTTTTCATTTACATCAAATTCAGGTATTTCATTCCAATAGACTTGATGATTTTGTCCTTTTATCTTTGCTTCTAGTTGAGGAGTTGGTGTAATAGAAATCTTTAATTTATCAAGTACAGTATCTTCAAAGAGAACTTCATATTTTTGTATAATTGGACCATCTTCTGTTTTTCCAGTAATTCTTATAGTTCCAGTAATTTTACCTTGATTGTTTCTTCCACGAATTTCCAATACTACTATTTTAGTAATATCTATATCTTCAAAAGATCCCCTCCATTCTGAATCTATATCTGTTAATTCTATAGAAGGGGTTGTTGTATTAGTGTATTTAATGACTTTTACTGTATTTACTTTAGGAACTGAAATAATACCACCTTCATTAGTCTATGGAGCTACAGGAGTTAAATCTTTTCCAGGAACAGGTTCTATTAATGCAACAATTTGTGCATCATATTTAGCCATAATTTCTTTATATTCTGCACTAACATTTTCCCCATTTTGCAAACCCATTCCATCAGGGTATTTTGCTGAATAAATATTTGTCCAATCAATGGCATATGTACTACTTGAACTAGCTAATTCAACATTTTTACCAAATGTAACTTCTAATTCCTTACGTCTGGCTCTATTGATTTCATCAATTTCAGAAGTTTGTTCCATAGGAGTTTCTGTTTTATCCACTTTACCTATAGGAATTTCCTATAAATTATCTGTACTAATAGCATTTATTTTAGCATTTGCTATACTCTATTTAACTAATTTCTCAACAGCAAGAGATTCTTCGGGTGTAATCATTGCTCCACTTTTCAAAACTACATCATCAAATAAATTTTTAGTTATTTGATTTTCATCAAAAAGTTCTTCTTTACTATTAGTTTTTTTAAGGAGACGGTCAAATATCTATTGTGCCCCCTCTTTAACTGCAGGAGATTCTCGTGTTTTATTTATCTAATCTTTAACTGTAAGTGCATTTAAACTTAAATCCTTATGCTATTTAGCAAATTGATTTCCTGATACAACCATTTGATTATTGAAATCAGCAGCATCATCCTTATTAGTGAAGGTAGTATTTAAGTAGTCTTTATATTCATCATAAGTAGTAAATTTATCAACTACATTCTTTTTATCTTTGATTTCAGTATTATCAACTTTAACCTATTCCTTTTTGGATTCAGCAATTACTTTTTTCTAATCCTATTTTAATCGTTCAGGATTTTGAATGTATCCATTATATCTCTATAGGAATGAAACTCTAGCAGCAGATAATCTTTCAAGATCATTTATTTGACCAATTATATCATCACTATTTTTAAGTATATTTTCATTCTTTTTGACCTCTTCTTTAAGTCTGGCTAATTTACCCATTGCTTGAGATAAACCCCTGTTGTCTGTTTTCTAATCTAATTGAATCTCTTGATTAATTACTGCACCATGAGCATCCTATGCTTTCTAATCACGCTTAGTAAGTGTTTTATCAATCTTTCCTCTCAAGTTAGAAGCATCATCCTATAGAGCAGCTAATAGATCTCCAGGAGATTGGTTTAGTACTTCATTAATAGGTTGTTCTTCTCCATATATATCTGTATATACACCTTTGTTTAATTGTTTAACAATGGGTCTAATATTCTCTGATAAGTCTTTATGAACTTGATGAAATCTCTATTCCCAATTGTCTACTTTGCTAAGCATCCACACAAGTTCAGATAAATCATCTCCTTTAAAAGTATCACCAGACTTAACTGCTAAGTCATCAGCAATTTTTCTGTAGTTGTCAATTGACTCTTTAGTTTGAATTGCTTGATTTTTAAAGTATTCCCTTAATTCCTCATCAGTTTTATTTTGATAGGGTAATTCTTCATTCCCTTTTTTAGTTAAATCCTATCTAATTCCAGCAATATCTTCATCACTAAGATTATTCATACCATCTATATGGTCATATAAATCCTGTATCCTACCTACTTTGTCAAATAAGATAGCATCACTAATGAGTTCAGAATGCTCAGCATTTTTGAATTCAAATTCGTCTTTGGTTTCTAATGCGGACTATTTATCAGCACCAAAACTAAGTCGTCTATTATTTGCCTTGTAATATTCCTAGAATTTAGGATCTTGAAATCTTTTGTTTAATTCTTCAGCAAGCTATTGATCTTCTTTATAGTTTTCATTAAGTTCTCTTACTTCACCAATGACACCGTTCATAATGATAGGATGAGTAGCTTTACCATTTTTATCAATGCGTACTTCTCCCCCTCTCATAGGAATACCTATAGCACCCATGAGTCCACCAATGAAACCATCTTCCCAACCAGCCATTGTGCCATACTCTTGTTTAGCACCTTGACCTATTGCGTTTAACCAATCAATAGATTCTTTATTAGCATTAGGATCAATCTAATGACCCATAAAACTATTCAATTCAGCCCCATAGTATTGTTGGAGGGTATTAGATATAGTTGACTAACCCATTTCTTCATATGGACCTTCAGTTAAAGGAGTCTTAGCAATAATCCATGCTTTTTTGAGTAGTGATGGTTTAACTGCTTCAACAGATTTAATTCCATCTACTACTTTGTCTACCATATTAATATCTCTTGCAGCATTTTTAAATCCACCTGCATAACTCCTACCAAACTATACATAGTCAGATAGAGTTAATAGAGGTAAATTAGCAAGGAAATCTCTATTGCCATATTTAGTTCTCTATTCTTCAATCTTAGCTAATCCAACAGTATATTTTTCATTAACTCTGTTATCTAATTCTTCTTTACCTTCTTTTGTTAAACTTCCGTCTAAATCAAAATAACTAGGATTTTCTTTTTCTAATTTATCATGTTCTTCTTTTACAATGGAGGGTAAGGCTTCTTGTAACTATCCTTGTAATCTTTCAGCAAATTGAGTTGAATTATTAACTGCTTCAAGTCTAGCTTCTCCAAGAGCACCTGCAGTAGCCCCAATTATTTTTAACTATTGACCACCAGTCCTTAATTTCTTAGCAGCATATAGAGCATCCTATGCAATGGCTTTACCATCTATAGTAGCGTCTCCAGTAGCAACCATCTTTAATTTCTCAATTAAATTCTCTGCCTTTTTACCATCATTAGCAATTACTGAATAACCTTCATATAATTTCCTAGCTTCCCCCAGTTTCATAAGACCTTCTGCAGCACCAGCTACTACTTTACCACTTAATGCAGCACCAACCATGAATCCAGTGTTCTTCAAGAGTACATCTCCAATGAAATTAGCAGTAAATATATTCTTATACCAATTACCTTCTTGATTATTCTTATTTTCTTCATTAGAATAATAATTGGGCAACCACTTTTCTAAATTATTGTTCCATTTATTAAAACCCTATGTAATTGGATTATCCCAACCATTAGTTATAGGATTGTCTAATATACCTTTCCAATTATTTGAATCTCCTGTTTCTGATACACCCTTAATTAATCCTGCAATAGTTCCTGCAAATGTGTCTGCAAAGGTTGTAGCAGCAAGTGAGGTGCCTTTAATGGCACCCGCACCTATTTTATCATACCAAGGTTGAATTTCTGATCTTAATTGATTTACTCCTTCTTCTTCTACTCTACTTAATTTGGTAATTCCAGAATCATATCTAGATGTGTCTTCAAAATAATTACCATAATTTCCTTTTGTAGGAATACCCATAGTAGAGTTTCTACTATGGATTTTTAATTGCTAAGGACTTGGTAAATTAAGTAAATCATTATTATCTGTGGTCATATTATTGACCTATTCCATTGCACCAAGTTTTAGACCTTTTAATTTATCTTGTCCCATATTTTTAATAATCTTCGTTTACATCTGTATTTACAGTATCATCTTTTCTACTATAAGTACTAGACTCAGTATTTTCTCCTAAACCAATATTTGTTGCATTTTGTAATGATTCAATTGCTAAACCATTCATATCTCTATTTCTCAATTGTCCAGAACCATTTGCTTCATCGGACAAACTACTCTTATAGAATTTTGGTACATTACTAGAGAAATCATAGACAACTTTTACATAATCAATGTTACCTTGTTTATCTACAGTTTTAAATATACCTCCTACAGAATTTTCATTAATCTAATCCTTTAAATATGGTGCCAATCCTTTAATATCATTCTACTATAAAGCCTGTGTCAAACTTTCTCTAGACACATCTTGAGGTTTTGAAATATTATGTCTATTATATGTTGCTAAGTAATTGGATATCTTTGTAATATGTTTATCCATATTTTTAAATGGAGTTATACCATCCATTGAATATTTATTACCCTACGAATCTGTTAATTTAAACCCTCTATTTCTATCTACACTAATCACTTTTATAGGATTCTTATTTGACGGATCACTACTAAATAATTGTGACATTTCTTTGTTAGAGATTGATTCTTTTTCTCCTTTATCATTATATTTATAAATAGATTGTCCACCTGAAACAGTTGCCATATTTTCAATGTTTTTCAATACAGCATTCTATTTATCTCCTTTAAGGATTAAAGGAATTTCTATATTACTTTGTTCAGATTGATTCTTTTCTAATTGTGCACCCAACTTTACATTATTTTCATAACCTAATCCTAAATAAGAATATTTATCATGAAATTTATTCATTTTATCTAATTCTTGAGTACGTTCTTTTATAAGATTTGCTCTCTGTGTTTGTAAATCACCAATCACTTCAGGTCCTCGAATGATAGGAATTGCTCCAGCAATTTTAGATTGTTTTGGTGGTTCAGATATATTTTTATCTAAATCTGCAATCTTTTTATTAATGTCTATAATTTTACTATTTACAATACTGGCTATACCATTTTCTGTTTTAGTAACTTTGAATCCATTAAAAATATCATTACCTTTAAGGGACTCTTTATTTTGTGTAGCCCCTGTTTCTAATCCAGTATAATTTCCTGATAAAACAGGACCATTTGGATTTTTCAATGCATCTATTCTAGCCTATTGATACTATAATTGTTTTGCTCTAATAGGATCTATATAATTTTGATTTTGATGTATTTCATCTTTACTTTCCCCTACACCCGCATATAATCCTTGAATTACGTCACTTCTCAATTGATTCTTATCCACATTACTCCATTTATTAGAACCGGATGATTCTATGGCTTGATTAATCAATGCTTCTACTCTATGAGTTGATTTACCATTTGCTGCATCCGTTAATTCTTTTTGGGTTAATCCCATAGAAGTCTTACGTTCAATCAATTGACCTCCTGCAGTAGTTTCCCACTTAGATTGGCCGTTCTCTTGTTTAGCAAGAGTCTAAGCCATTTTAGCTGCATTAGCAATACGACTTGCCTATGTTTCATATTGAGGAGTAACATTTGGATTCTTCATAATTTCATCTAAAGATATCTACTATAAATCAGGTCTATCTGAATATAATACCGAACCAGACATCATTGCCTATTGTCTTAACTTTGTATCCTAATCAATTAATTGTTTTCTCTAAGCATAAGCCTATTCAATAGGAACAATCTCTTTACCATATCTTTGTTTAAGCTATGATAACTATTGTCTATTAGTTGCATTTAATCCCTCTTTAGCCAATTGGTTAGCTTGTGCATTTATATCATTAGCATACTTTTCATATGCTGCATGAGTCAATGGATCAGTATTGTTATTAGTTAATCCTTCCCAAATACTAGATTTGGTTGCTAAATCCTCTAAACCCATTTCCTATTCCTTATAAGCCTATCCATACATTTGATAGGGTCTTATCATTTCTTCAAAGGAGTATGGTTTAAATTTAGCACCTATTGTTAGATAGTTTCCCATATTATTTCTTCTTAGTATTTAGTTTTCCACCATATGCTTTAACTGTTCCAAAGAGACCTTTTTCAATCATCCAGTTAATAATAGCCTTCTGATCCTTTTCTTTACCAATGTCTCCTAGACCTTCTACAAAGGTGTTTAAGTTATTCATTTTAGCTCCTCTAGATTCTTGTCTAGCATAAGCTTTCATTTGTGCTTTAGTCATAATTGAATTCTCTTTCATGCGAGTATTAATTCCCTATTCCCAATTACTCTATTGAGCATTGAATTGATTAGTACCTCTATTGAAATCAGCTACTTGCATTCTCTATGCTTGATTAGATTCAGCAGCCTATCTACCCAATTGACCCAGACCTTGATTATATGAAGCATCTGCTCCTAAGAGTCCTGCCATATAAGTAGCTCTATTACCACCTGATACATTTCTTAATCCCGCTCTTGTAGAAGCTGAATTAGCAGCTAATTGATTTGTTAAATAGTTGGTATCCAATGGTTTATAATTTACGTAATCGCCAAGTTTAGAACCTTTAACTCCTAACTAATCTAACCCCTATAAATCTTGTACAGCAGAATAGTCTGGTGTATTAGTTACTCCTAGAGCATCAGTTAGACTAGCTAATCCTGAAGCAGCAATTGGAGCATACCTCAATAGGTTATTTTGGTTTGGGCCATTTCCTCCTGGAGTCTATTGAACATTCTATTGAGTGCCTTGATTTATTAAGGGAAAATCTCCTTTATTTGCAGTTGCATATGTTCCAGAAGTAAATACATTGTTTGGATCAAATCCCATTGGTTTAGTTTGAAATTGATTCCTATCATTAAAAGGTAGAGTAGTTCCTGGATTAGTAATCTATAAATTCATTAAATTCTAATTGATTAATCCTCTGCCCAAAGTACCACCTGGCCAGAATGAATTACCTTCTTTAACTCCTTGAGCCTATTTAAGCATTTCTTGGGCCTATTGTAATTTGGTCATACCCTTATCTAATCCATTCTTACTAATTGGATCATTAGGTCTCTCTGAGGACTCCTTAGACTCCTTCTTAGCCATATCTGCAAATGATGTCTTATCATCATATTTGAGTCTATTGCTAAAGATATAGTCCTTGAATTTGAATTCACCTTCTTCTACTAGATTAGGTTTACCATCTTGCGCCATACCCATTAGTACACCTCCATTAGGATTCTATTCATGTGTTCCTCCAGCATTTATTTCCATACCCCCATTACCAAATTCACCACCATGAGTGGCCTAGTTGGGTAGGTCTGCGTATAAGTTACCACCTTGGTCAAATAAATAACCACCATTAGCAGCGTAATTAGCAAACTAATTTATATTATTCATACTTTGAATACCCTCAATGTTAGCTTTAAAGTTACCCATTTGTTGACTTTTTAATAGTTGTTCCTATTGTTGTTTTTTACTATTTCCTATCATAGAAGTAATTCCGCCAGATAAACCCCCAATTAGACCCCCAGCAATAACTCCAGGAAGACCAAATGCCATTCCAGCACTAGCCCCTGAAGCCAAACCACTCAAAGCCTATCCACCTACATTAGCTTGCTAAAACTAAACAGGTTTATAATTCTACATCTAACTCATTAACTACTCATTAGTTGAGGCAGTAAACTTACTATTCTATGCTGTTGGCACATTAAGATTATTAATTCCTTGCCCTAATAGACCAGAGACTCCCCCAACTATTCCTCCAACAGCCCCCCCCTTTTGAGAGGGGTTCATTGCTGCCCAAGTGCCGCCTAAATCAAAAACATGTGCTTTTGATTTGTTTATATGTTTTCTTTTTGTTGTCATAATAAATTAATTATATACAAAGATAAAATAAAATTTTTAATTATACAAGTAATTATTGAAATTAGTAACAATGTGTAATTAAAATATTTATACATTGTAATATACATTTATATCATGTAGAGTAGTTTCTAAGTTATTAACACCCGCAGACCATAACTATAAATATGCCCAATTACCTCTAAGTCTATCTAAACCAGCATGATATGAAGGATTTGGTAATCCACCAGAATTCTAATAAGGAGATGTCACACTATCATAATTAATAGATGTTACTCTAGGAATTGGGATTCTCCATGCTCTAAATTTAGATTTTAATGTAGAAGGTCTACCATTATCATTAATTAAATCTGAATCACCTATCTAATATTCATTCCAAACATTTAATTTATTAAAATTTACAATCCTTTGTAAGGTTCTAGTTCCATCTATAGGAGTATTATCCCAACTATCAGCTCTAAATTCAAGTGTATTAAATACTTTGTTTAGAGTAGGATTTTGATTACTAATTATAGTTGTATAGAATGGTTTAGATGCTCCATAGAAACGATTATATACACCCGCATTATGTTTCCACAATTGAATATAAGTTGCCCCTTTTCTAATTGAAAACAGACCATCCCACATATTTACAATGTAAGGAGTTTTTTCATAGTTAAAGAATGAAGTGAACTATCCAATTAATTCAGAAAAACATAGTGCTGTTTTTTCACCAACAAAATATACATCTTTGTTTATAGAATCATAGTGCCCTGTAAAGTTTTGATAATCTATAGGATTCCAAGGAAGCAATCCTGTAAAATTAGTTTTACTCCAAGATCTGAATCCAAGTTTATCAGATAAGTTAGTTACCTAATCACTTATAAGATTAATTGATTTGTTGATATCATCAATAAAATACAATCCATTGGGAGTTTCAACAATACTATATTTATTAGTAGTTCCTATATTAGATGTAATATATCTTATACCATCTACACTACCACTATTTGCAAATTCAATTGGAAAACCATCAGACGCATTTACCTATACTCTACTGTTATATAATATTTTAAACAACCCTTTATTCTAGAATCCTACTAACTCATTGTTAAAGGCTCTCAGTGCAGTTATAGGACCATACTTACCATTAGCATCATACGTATTAATCATATCAATGTTAGTCCAACTATCAGTCAATTCACCTGCAATTTTTTTAGGGGTCCATGTAAATGTATTGGAAAACTTATTCAATGACATTAAGTCATAATCCAATGCATGATATAAATAATAATTATCTTTCTAATCATATATAGGATTTAATAGATTAAAATTATTTGGTGTCATTGCTAAATTATTAGAACTATTTCTATTGTTATCATATCTACCGTCTAAATTAATCTTAGTTTCACATAATACCGATACAATTTCAGTCATAGTCTAAAAATCATCTATTGAACTAGGATATACTCTTAAACAATCGTATCTTTGAACAAAAGTATCACCATTTGTAAAAGGTATTTGTGATAAATTTAAATCATTAATATCCATAGTCTCTCCTGCAATATACCAATCATTATTTGTGTATGCTGATTTATTTGATCCTCCAAATATTGTAGAGGTATTTATATCTCTATAAAGTTCAGCTAACCATACCCCTCCATACGGAGTATCAATTCCTCTAGTATAAACATAAATAGAATCCTATTCAACAGTCATACTTAAATCATCGTTCCAAAAAGGTTTACCTCCTATAGCATTAGTAGAAGTATTAAACCCATTTAATCTAGGAGCAACTATCTAAGTACCCGCATCTTTCCAATTAAAAGCAATAACAGCATGACTATTAGTTTTATATTTTATATTTACACTACTAGTAATTGCTGTATTATTAATTGAAGATGATACACCTTCATAATTAGCATTAGATATATCCCAAGTACTACCACAATCCACCCCCATTATAAGATAACTTGAATCGGGGGTTACTATTTTATCTATAGTTCCTTTATATATTAAATCACTTTCATAATAATTATCTATATTAGTAATTTTATGAATAGTATCCTCACTATCAGTTATAATTGATACGGGAGCTATTCCATAAGCAGGAGTCCAAGGAGTTGTTAAATAAGTATTGAATCCTGAATATCTAACATTAGACATATTCTTTCTGGATAATAATGCATGAGTGCCATCATCATCAATTAAAGATCTCTCACTATGCCAAGGATATACTTTAAAATTGAAGAATACACCTCTACCACTACCAGCAACAGCACGTGCCTGATCGTACCATAAATGAGCCGCAATCATAGCATTAATACCTGAAGTACCTGAATAGTTTTTAACTCCTATTTCTTGGGGTTTTATAAATCCCCCACCTGTGTGAAATGGCCCTGTACTAGTAGTTAAATCTACATCTGCTTCAAAACCTGTTAAATGTGATAATCCTATAATCTATAGATTTAATTCTGTATTATTAAGTGCCTAAATACCTGCATCAAATTCTAACTCAGGTGAATTAAAAGTTAATACTGACTAATCTACAAAGAACTACCCACCAAAGTAATTTTTAAAAGCTGAACCATTTTCAATATTAAAATCTAATGGGTTTATAAATGGAGATAAAGGTGTTCTATCTGCAGATTGTACTTCCCCATTAGCTTTATCATAACGGGGTAGAGGTTTATTATGTCTAAATTCTGCGGTATTACCTGTTAGATAAGTAGTGTATTGACTACTATCAATAGATGTATTAACACTCATTGGTCTTAAAAACCAAGAGTTTATATTAGAAGGACTATTATTGTATCTATCATCCACATTAAATAGTGTAGGATTTAAAAATCCTTGAGCAATAACTCTTCGTTCATATATTTTAGGATACACTACTACACCCCTTACTTTCTTATAACCTTTAGATACTAAGTCAGCAGATATTCCTGCATTTACCCACTCTGTAGTTAGTATATCCATAGTAGCCATTACACCGCTAACAGTTACCTATTGAATAGGATACCCATCATAGGCAATACCAAAAGTAGGAGTAGTGGTGGGGTATAAAGTATTCTATATATCTTTTACAAATAAAACTTCAGACCATTGTCCAGATTCATGTTGAAATTGCACACCAAATCTATAATATTCACCCCCCTTAAAAGAAGTACTAGCTCTCTACCCATCTATAAGAGTATGAGGAATATAAGGATAACTTACATCTTTACCTACCTCTGTATACAGTTCTTTAGGGGTAAAGTGAATAACTCCTGTTTTAACTCTATCTTCTAAAGTAGTTCCCCAATAAGTATTCTCTCCAATAACAGGAACAGATAATTCAACATTACCTAAAAATAAAACATTATCTTTCTAAGTAATTGTTTGAGCAATTACTTTATTTCCACCTTTGTATAATAAACTAGTTGATGTCTATGACTCTCCTGTAGTATTAGTATCTATTAAAGTTACAACACTATTAGAGGTAGTTATATCTCTAACTTTCTTAACAACGGGAGTAGAATCTATACTAGTTCTAATAATACTATATATACGAATGTAATTAAAATTAGTCTAAGAATTTGTAATCTCAATATTAAAACTATTATTAGAAGTATCTTCTGCTGAACCACCTCTGTTTTCTTTAGAAGTGTAATATAAAGAAGAAATAAAGAAAGGGGCAGTTTCTACTCCATTCCTATTGAAATATGTAAATACATACTAAACCGTACCTATAGGAAAAACTCCCGTACTATTAGTATTCTTAGTAATAGTTACCCCTTCATCTAAAGACATGCTTTGTATAAAATCAAAAGAATCCTTAGTATAGGTAGGAGAAACTGCGGTTATATTTATAAATCTAGGTTGATTTTTACCATCTGTCCAATACACCTTTTGTATATCCTCGTTCTCATAAAAAGGAATTGTTTCTATAGGATGTGTCACATCAAAATCTAAATCTCCCTAAAATAACTAAGTTACAAGAAGAGTATTTAGTGTGGAAGTATTAGTTATACTGTATATAGTATCATAACCTGCATCAGAACCATCTGTGACATTCATTGTGGTAAATAGTACTAAAGTATCATTCATCACACAATAACCTATAGGATAGCCTGGAATACTTGCTACACCAGTTGTTGTCATCAACTAAGTGCCCTTCTCATTAGTTAGACTTAAAAAAGTATTACTATCTTTAGCAGTAATACGCATATTCATATTTTCAAAGGCAAATCTAGAATCAAATGCTGATTCAGAAGTATCCCTCTACATTCCTATTGTTTTATAATTTGCTACCTGTATTGCCATAATTAAATTCTTTTACCTAAGTCTCTAAACCCTCGTTGATACTCTCTCTTTCGTATAAGTAGAGAAGAATACATATTGTAGAATGATTCGGCTGTATCTAAATTAAGTCGATTGAATTCTGCTTGGCAATCTCCTGCAGCAAAGGCATATTCCTATTGAGTATTCTACAATACTCCTGGACTTATTTTACCCAAATCAAATAAAATAGTAAACCAACTCTTTTTTACAAATAATTCTAATGCTCTACTAAAACTTGAATTATCGGGTAAAAGTGGATAGCCTTCTTCATCTGTAGAAATTGCTCTATAAGATAGTTCTATAGTTCCTTCTTTTACAGTTGTATATAAAAATGTTCCTTGAATCTTATAAGTCAAATCAGTAACTTCTTCAAGTTGTTCACTCATATGAAAACTATCGGTAGAGAGTCTAAACATAAACATACCTTCTTCATTAATAAATCTTAATTGATTCATTTCATAGAAATCATCTGGTAAACTTGCTCTATAGTCTACAAGAGTTACTGTTGCAACCTTTTCTTCAAACATAGAAGGAGTTCCCATTAATCGCATGAAGTTAACAGTCATATCTATAACCTACTCTAATGTAATGTCTTGTAATAAAGGATGCTACATTATGCGATCCATTATTGTTTTTATTGATGTTTGTTGATTAGCCATAATTAGGTTTACGTGTTAAGAAAGCACTCATAGTTCCTTCTTGTTGTTTTTTATATATTTGTTTTGATAATGGTCTTACTATGTTGAATCTATAATAAGTCTAATTCTAAAATCGAGCACTTCGTTTACTTAAAAAAGCTTTAAATCCAATTTTACCTTCATGTCGAACTAAGATTTTATCTCTTGCAGCTTCCTCATCTTCATGCCATAATTCTATAGTTTTATCCCAGTCAATAGAATATCCTATTTTAAGTTTACCCTCTTTATTAAATCTAGCCCCTCCTTCAAATTGACCTACTAATAATTCACCCATTCTATAAGGAAGTTTAACTACTTCACCCATTACTAAATATTCACCAAGTAATTTATTTACTCCACGAATAATCTTATAGTATTCAGATGAATCTAAGGGTTTCTATTTTTTAGCATGAAGTAGTTTCATATAAAATCTATAGGCCTACTGTACTCCGTATGAATTGGTAATTTTAGCTTTTCTAGGACCTGTAACTTTTTTAATATTATTTTTAAATTCCTTTAAGGATTCCATTACCTTTTAGTTTGCATATTAGAAGTATCGTCAGATGCATTGTTTTCATCATCTTTAGGTGTGTATTTAACACCAAGAATTTCTTTCATAACTAATTCTACTAAAGGAGAAATTAATGCTTCTTCTATAGGAAATGTTTTATCCATTATATCTGTAGTAGCATCTTGCTATATAGCAGCTTGAATACAATCCTAAAAAATAGCAGTTATATTAGCAGTTGTTAAAGTAAGTACTGTTGATGTAGCAGATGTAAAATACATATAAGAATCTGGATGTATAGAACAATAAACTATCTACTTTAAGAATCTATTATTTCCAACATATCTCATTCTATCTCTAGTAACTAAAGCAATATCTCCTTTATAATAGTCAGTTGAATATACTCTAGGATTACCTATTTGCATGAGATAAGGAATTGTCACACTACTTTTTAAATAAGTACTATCAGACACAGTTTCACTTGCTAATGTTAAACCTATAGTCTAATAATTAGACTCAGGCATTTGTTTCTTTATATCACTATATCTCTATTTAAGTAAGAATGATCTATACTTATTTAAGAGAAATAGAATATGATCTTCTGTATAGTAACTATCATCAGAAGTCAATTTAAGCTCTTCCAGAGCTAAGTACACAATTTCTTTAAATGTGCTCATATGTATTACAAATTAGTTTAAATGACAAATTCCTGCAAGATATGAATAAAATTTCATATATGCAAGAACATTAATGTTTTATTTAGTATTTATTAGTATTATTATTATAGGTCAACTAATTAAACAATTAAGGGGACCTTTTGAGTCCCCTTATTTATTATCAAGCTTCTGTACCGAGATCAGCAATTGTCAATCCAGTAGCAGTTTCTAGAACAGCTATAATACTGTTTGTCAATACATTACTAACAGAGTTAGTTGCACCTACTTTAGGAATTACCAAAGTAATATCCTTTTCAGATTTTTGAACCCCTTCTCCACTTCCTGCATAGAAGTAATGAATGTCAATATAATTATAAGCTACTGTTGGATCAACCAAGTAAGTAGTTCTAATAACATTAGGCCAACCAATCATACGATATTGATCTCCTTTTTCACCGGCAGCAAAGTATTCCAAATCAGCAGTTTTCTTACCGTTAAGAATATAAGTTGTTGGAGAAAGAGTAGTTACAATACCCCAAATTACTTCATCTCCAGTAACTACAATAGTTGTAGGTTGTAGTGTAAAGTTTACAGGAACTTGTTCGAATGTACCAAGAATCCATTCTTGAGCAACGGCTTCAACAGTAATACCAGTACTTGTACCACCAATCAACGTAACAGGAGTAGTTTCAGCAACAACCGCCGTAGCATCAGTACCAGTTACAACAACTAGTGCATTAGCAGCAGCATTAGCAACAACAGCAGCTTTCAAATCTGCAATAGTCTTAGCAGCAGTCGTCAAACTAACAGAGATTGCATTACCTGTAACAGTAACAGCAGTAACCCCTGCAGAAACAGAAGCAACAGCAAAAGTAATAGCATTACCATCTGCACCAATGTTTTTAGCAGTAACAGTTACTCCAGTATTTGTTGTCATTGCAACGGCAGCTTTAGCACCAGTCAATGTAAATGTCAATAGAGGAGATAGTTCACGGGAGAAATTCTTAGTTAGAGAAGTAATCATCGTCTTGTAAAAAGTATTGGCAGTCATCCCTGTAATAGCATGTACAGCACCATACTTGAAGTATTGATCTTCTTCAGATAAACCAATGAAGTTTCTAAATGCAATTCTCAAGATATAATCTTGTCCTGCAACAGGAGCACCACTATTAACAGCAGAATCCAAAGAAATGTTATACTTAGGTAATCCATTTTTAAGAGCATCAGCATCTGTAACTTTCACAGATAAAATGTTTGCAGTTGGGATTAAATCACTGCGAGTTTGTCCACCCGGACTCATGTATTTAAAATACGTGTTAGTCTTGGCTGTGTCATACTTTACTGCGATATCACCTGCAGTATCAGTTGATGTGACATCAGATTGTAACACTTTCGCAACATAAAGTTGACGAACTTGGTTTGAGCTAAATGTAGCCATTTTTTATAAATATTTAGTTAAACAATAAAAAATTATTTTGTTGCTGTCTACAATTTGCTCTTCCAAGCTAAATCTACAGCTCTTTTTAAAATTTCCCTATGTAATATAGGATTCATTGTACATTCTGTAATTATTGCAACACCGTTAATAAATATTTCTGTTGGAAGGGTTGTTACAATAATAGGTGTTGGTCTTTCTAAGTAACGTGTTGTATAGGATTCAATTCCATATTTAGAAATCAATTCTACTGTAACTAAGTCTATATCCAATCTTAATACTCTTCTACTGTTTGCTCCTTTATAAGGACTATTTGCTATCTTAAAATATTCATCTTGTTTAACAGGAACCACAGAAGCGGTTTTACCATTAACCCAAGAAGGAGTATTTGTAGTATCAAATTTTACAGATTCATATGTTGTAAAAAGAGTTTCATCTGGAATAGTATAGAATACTGAAGTAGTAGATAGACCCATTTTTCCAGTAGTCTTAGTAGCTATAACAATAGTTTTAATAAAATTAGCTAAATACTTTCTAGCTTCTTCTGTATCTTCAAAAGATCCAGATTCTATATTATATCCATTATATAATGCTCTAACTAAATCCTCTTGAGCCTATGTTAGAAATACAGACTTTTCGTATTCATTAAATTCAATACTAGAACTTGAATCTTTACTTTTAAATTCATTAGAGTTTTTATAACTGTCTAGTAACAAATCGAACTCATTAGAAAACTCTTGTGTTGTCATAATTTATTATTTTTGGTCTTTACTAATAGCTCCAAATCTTGAAAAAGCAAGTTCAACGGCTTTATTCAAAATATCTATATGTATGATAGGATTCAATTCACATTCTGTTGTAGTTGTAATTCCATCAATTGATAAACCCGTACTATAAGAGCCTTGTGCCAGATCTGTTAAAACAATAGGTCTTGGTCTTTTTACATATCTGATAATATAATCATTTATGGTAACTCCTATTACTGGAATCAATTCTGAATATAAATCTATTCCAGATACATTCTAAAACAATCGCCAACACTATTTTTTCAACGGTTGACCAAATGGTTTAGACATCATTCTGTCATATTCTTTATAATTTATAGGAACAATAACATAGGTTTTCTTAGTAGTTGTACCACTTATAATTTTTTCATTTAACATGAATAAAATATTAGTTGGCATTAAATATAAACTACTTCTATCATCATATCTTGTTGCAAAGGAGTCCAATTTAACCGCTGTAGGTACAAGAACACTACCCGCATTGTCTTCCATTCCAATCATTTTAACATCGTAGATATTGGCTGCAATAAATGCATCCTGCCACAACTATTCTGATAATATCTCACCGACAGGAACATTAATTGTAATTAAATTATTTACTAATGTAACATAGGGTCCACCATTTGGACCATTATTTACTATAAAAGTATATAATGGGTTGGAAGAACTTAGGATAAAACCACTTATAGTACCTTTAATAAGAGGTTTATCAATAGTAATTAGTTCAGAAAAATCTATCTATCTACGTTCACTATCATCCATACCCTATCCTTGAGGATTAAGATTTCTATCAAAATAGGATTTTACAACAATATCTTGAGCCTAAGTAAGTAAAATTGATTTTTCATATTCGTCTAATTCTAAAGAGTAAGGGCTATTGGTATTACCAAAACTCTTAATATCTCTATAACTATTTATTAGAGTATCAAATGAGTTTGAAAATTCTTGAGTTGTCATTATTCACCACGTTGATTAAGTTGGACAATTGTGTTTAGTTCTCCTGTATAAGCGGCTTTAGCTAACTCTACAGCTCTATCCAAAACTTCTCTATGAAGGATTGGATTCAATTCACATTCTGTGACAACACTTATACCGTCAATTGTTAACCCTGTATAAATACTAGTTAATGCAACTAAAATAATGGGTACAGGTCTCCTAATAAATCTAACACTATATGAAGGTGTTGTAACAGCTCCACTATGAGGAATGATTTCTACATTAGGTATACCTGCTGTTGTCCCGTCTTTAATGAGCCTCCACACTTGATATTTCAAAGGATCTTTAAATGGTTTTGACATTAATCTATCATACTCCTAAAAATCAATTGGAACAACTCTATAATGTATAGCATTATTCACAAATGATTCATTAAGAATTAAAAGTACATTAGGAGGTAATGCAAAAATCTATCCACGTAGATCAAATGCTCCTGTTGTTGAAACAGTACTGACTGTTGCATTTGCTATTAGTTCAGAGAAATCAATCTGTCGTTTAGGTGAATTATCAAATCCTTCTTTATATTTATTGCCATTAGGATTAAAATGATTAAATATGATTTCATTCTATGCCTTAGTTAAGAATACAGATTTTTCATATTCATTTAATCCAGGAGCGGCGTTGCTCATTATGTTGTTATAGAGTACGTCGAATTCGTTAGAAAATTCCCCGGTTGTCATATTATTGTTTTAATTTAGCCTCAAGTAAGAATTTAATATCTTGTCTCTTGGGATTATTTAAAAATTTAGCTGCAATATTAATTGTGGGTTCTTCGTTATTTTCACACAAAGGAGTATTATCACTTCGTAGATACAAGAAGTTACCTCTATTAGCAATTAAACCAGCTTCAATACTTTTTTTAATTAAAACTTTTGTATTAAGTAAAGGATCAGTAATAATCTTTAAGAACATCTTACTATCTGTTTGAATCAAATTGTTTATCTTCGTATGCAACGAATCTAATTTTTCATTTACAGATAAAGGTCTATTAGACATTGTTTCTACAATTACTCTCAATACATCAGCTTCTGTTTCAATTCTACCAAACTCTTTATAGCACTTCATTGTAGTACTCATATTATCTTTGGCAGTTTTATTTTCTTCCCCTTCTATAATTATTACAAATTGATAGGTTGCTTTAGGTGCATCTTGTAATGCATATAAGGAAGGTGCAATCATATCTTTGTTTGATAAAAGTACTTTGTAACGAATATAATCATCTGGGTCCATTAGATTAAATAGGTTATCCTACTTAGTAAGACGTACCATAAAATTATCCCAGTAATTATCTACTTTCTTATAAATACTTAAAGCATTATATTCAAGACCCATGATTTGTTCTAGATAAGTTTTCTCATCATCTGTTAGTACATTTACATACATTCCAGAGGATAATCTAGGTATTGTAAAATACCTCACTGCACTCTCAGCCATGCCCCCAGATAGAATATGTTTAGGATTTGGTCCTACCATACCACCTTCTTTAGGAATGTGTCTTACAATGACTCTTTCGTTCCTTAAACAATTCAACAAGACATCTTGTTCTACAACTGGTGTAGACTTCTTATACGTTTCTTTCACTTTAATAGGTTCTTCACTTTGAACCATTTGCAAGGGTAATTCCATAGCAACTTCATCTATGCTGAAATTCTATTCCTCATATCCTACTTTTTCTTCCATTTTTTCTTTTGCCATTTCTCCTAAAATTTTAAAAAATAAGGGGAAGGAAGTAACTCCCTCCCCTTTGGTTAATTATCAAGCCTGCAATATAGCAGGAATCAAAGACATTGTTCGTGTCGGATCAAGTACGCAAAGACCCAACGTTGCCATTCTGTGTATTACAGCAGAATCTTCATCAAAGGACATATAAGGATTACCCTTTTGACCTGTGAAAGGATTACGTAAACCCCATTGATATCCACGATATTCAGTGTCACCTTTAATTTTACATTTAAAGATGTTAGGTTGATCCATAGTACCGATATACATGATATCATAACGATAGGACATAGCCACACCACCTTGTGGATGCAAGATTTTATTACGAACTGGATCGTCATAGAAGGAGTCAACATCCAACTTAACACGAACTCCATTAGGAGCTTTATACTCAACGAACTGGAATCCAGCGGATAGAGCATTAGAGTGAAGTTTAGATTGAACTTTTTCAATAACACCGATTGAACTATTGTCTAGCATGAACTGAGTCCAACCAGAGATAACATTCAATACAGCTTTGTGGAATGCAATAGCACCCCGTTCACCAGTTTTAATTACAAAGTAACGATCACCAAAATCAAGTTTAGCAGCAGACAATTCATACAAAGCATCTTCTAGCAATTTCAAACTAAATGTGTTGTAATACATAGTATTAGCAACTTCCATTTGTTCAAACAAACCAGCACCAGTTTTGATTACATTACCTGATTTACCAAAGTTCATATATTCACCATTGGAATTTCTGTTAGAAGTACCAAAGGCAAGTACATTGTTTTTGTATTCAGAGAACTATTGTTCTACTTCCCAATCTACATTGTGCATCCACATCGTAGCAATATCCTTAGACAAACCACCACTGTCTGTGGGTTTTGTGATTGGAATACCTACTGCGAGTTTCTTGTTAAGCATGTTACCACCAACCTTGTGTTGAATACGAATCTGAGACCACTCATTACGCATAGAGACCGGAGAAGTAAACCTAACATCACCAACTTTTCTAGAGAATTCTTTTTCTACAGGAGCAAAGTCAATAGAGAAACGTTCACCCGAAAGTAATCGTTCTGCTGGACAACCTGTAGTATTACCACCCATAAGTTCAACCTTATAAACAGCATTTGTACCTTCCATACGTGCATCACCAAGGATACGGAATGGATAGATCTGATTCAAGTGACCTACGATTACTTCACCATCGGCAAACCAATCTTCTGGGAATACTAGATAGAACGGAGCAGTACCTACTCCTGAATTGCTTGAAGCTGATGTAACAACTACACCATTTTCATCTCGTGCTTCTACAAGAGGAATATTCCTACGAGAGGAACCAATTACATCCCAATAGTATTCACTATCATCCTCAAATTCCCTTGTAGGAAATTGATTCAGGAACGTGTCCAGACTCTTACCTCTGTAATAAGCTAACAACTATACCATGAGGTTAGTTGCTTTTTGGGGAGCCAGTTGAAAAATAGAACCTAAGTGATTGTCTTTTGTCAAACCTTTCCAATGCTGGAATCCTACCATTTGGTATTTACCCAATTTAC